TTAACTAAAGAATGCTTTTCGAGCTAAGATGAATTGCAAGCCGAAAGATTTAAACTCAGCTTCGCCCAGTAATTCAACCACTTCTACTCCGTTGCATGTTTCAGCATTAAAGTGAATAGGGAAAAACTGTTCTTCTGCTTCGAATTCGACTGCTAAATCAAAAGCTGTTTTTAGTGATGACAAGCCATTTTGATTTTTCTCAGTTAGTGAAACTTGAACGTTTTTAAATTTTATACCTAGCAATTTTTCAATTTTCTTAGCGTATGGTTCTAACACTTTTTCAATGGATTTAAGAGGTGATCGTTCAGGTGCGGTAGGGAGTGAACGTGGTTTAATTTCTGCCGTTGTACCATCTTCGTTATCTATGATAACTGGTAAATTTGCGTTGTATTCTGTTACCTTATTCAGCTCAACTAAGTAATTAAAATAGTCATTCGCCCAGATCCATTGCTCGCCTTCTGCAAAGATTTTTGCAAATTTTTCAATGTGTTGAACTTTTCCCTTGGCGATAAGCTGTGCCAGGTCTTTTACGACGGGCCCTTGCTTAAGTGTGGGTAAACCTTGCTGGTTAAGGACAGGTACTTGGTCGTCATCTAGGACGATAAAATCTAAAATAGCGTCTAATTTATTTGTCATTTTTAATCCATCCAAGTGGTTCTACACAACGAGCTGTGCCGACTAAAACAGTGTTGCCATTTTCATCAAGCATTGTTGATTGCCCGTCTACGATGTGAATTTTACCGTCATCACCCCAATCGGTACCGTCGTGTTTGAGCTCTGTATATGCGTAATTGATAAAACCTTGTTGGTTTTCGACAACGCTGTAATTGAGTGCTTTTACACCAGTAATTCCTGATATCGGGGGATGCAATGATAATTCATTATGGAGAGCACCTTCCCCTGATAATGAAAATTTGGATTCAGACGAGAGGATGAATTTTTTCATACTAATATTTAAAGCAAGCCCGAGCCAATATCTCTGCGCAGGAATAATCCCAGCTAATGAATAAGTTAATAACGAATAACCAGTTAAGTTATCAGTTATAGCATCAACTTTACCTATTCCTTTAACACCACCATAAATACTACTGCTAACTGAGTTTTTGGTGATTTTTGCTTTGGTATTGTAGATTAACATGTATAAATTATCTTGAGATGTTGCACCTCCACCAACTAATACAGTATTTTCCGTGGGATTAAATGTAGCAGTCAAATTAGCCCAAGTAATTTGATTACTAGTAAATAATGCCTGAGTTAACGAACTGCCGATACACGGTAAACTTAATTCTGCATTTAAAATTTTACTGGGTTGTACTAGCTGAGGGAGCCATCTACCTAGCCAGCCATCTTTTAAATCGTCACATTGAAGGATTTTAGCAGGAGGCCCAATAACATCGGTATGTAGAAATTCTCCAGCAACGGATGCTTGTTTCAAAATGTATATTAAGATGACTGAAGGGGAATTACCCCACGTCTCAGGATAGTAAATATGACTCTTGAATGAACCTTGTAACATCTCTCTTCGATCTAAATTGTAAAACAGCTCACCGTTAGTCGTATTATATACATAGTATGAATCTGCCACATTTATACCTAACTCCACCGCTAGATCGTTGAAAGCTCTAACGCCTATATTAGAAGAAGAAACGGTAGGTGAATCATTTATAGGTAATAGTTTGGTAAAGCTCACGTTTTCATGCCCACGATACTCACCAGATTTAATCTTTAGATCTGCTTCTGTAAAACTTTCTTGCTCTAACCCGCAAGCTGAATAACGCATATCACGACAGACGCCACCTTGACCACTAGTGTATATAACATCGTAGAAACGCCCATCTGGGCGGCCTGATAAACCGCCTACCTTGCCCCATTTTGAAGCCCCTCCAATTCTAACAGCGACAGGATCGAAAGCTTCAGCTCTACTCGCAATTGCAAGTGAAGCGCCATTCCAGAGTGCGCCATGTCCTAACGAATCTGGCGCAGAAGTTGATCTCAGATACCCTGTACCAAAAGGGTTTAAACTAGGATGATATGCCCCTCGATTTAATCTATTAATTGTACCGCAAACCAAAAAGTGACAATCAGGGTTGTTATTCGCTGTAAATACACCTACCTCGTTCCCTGCACTAAACTTAGTCGCGTTCGTTGCTAGTGCTGGTACCAGTTTGGATTGCGCACTAAATGCTAAATCACCTGAGATAGCATCTATCGTTAACCAATCGCTATTACCTATCCCTGCAAACGATAAAACAAAGTCATGGGTTTGATAAAAATGACCCGTAGAATCATCAAATCGTATTTTATTGTTTGGATCTGACGCAATAGCAATACGCTGCGCCTGCGTTGCTGTTTGCCAATTGACTCCTTTTCCACGGCTACTAGTGTCCCCCGCATACTGTGCAAAGTACTCAATGGGCTGGACAGTATTTGCTGTTGTGGGCACATCATTTATTGAGCTTGCTACTGACTGCGGCAAGCCATTTAGATATACAAACGGGTAGCTATCGTTGATTTCTTGCTCAATTTGTAGAATGCCCCACATATCAACTCGGTCTGTCACAACTTTATTAGTCGCGGTCTCACTGGCAAACGCAATAGCTGGCGTGGCATGTGTCACTGAGATACCTGTCGCACTGTCGTAGGTGCGAGTGCCACCCTCTGCGGGAGGTAGTTTTACTGTTAGCGCTGCCCAAGAATTGTTTGCTTGTAAATATGTTGTTATACCAGAAATATTCAACACCGAGGAGTTTGTTTTACTTTCGCCTGTTGCACCTGATGATAAATCTCCTAGTAAAAGAGTACTATTCCCGCCTGTCGGGTAGGTATATAATCCTTCATTAACATTGAATAGTGTAGCGTCATTAACTCTATGCTTACCAAAATGCACAAAACCACTGGCCGCAAACTTTTCATTATTAGCAGCACGTCTAGCTTCAAACTCGACTTTACGCATAGCCCACGGGTACGGGTGATACGCATCCATTTGTGTGGCGTTGTCCGCTTCAATCTGCTTTAACGTTTTAACGTTTGTGGTGCTGCCGTCTTGATTAACGAACGTGACCGCCCCCATTTTAGTTTGCCAATTTTGCATTGCCACAAAGTTATCGTTGACGTTTTTGTTTGCGTTGTTAATAGCATCCACGGCGGCTCTAAAATCGCCCGTGGTGGGGATTACCACTGCCTTTTGGTTTGACTGATTGCTATTGGCCCAGTTGTTAACCAGCTCTATGTACTGCTGACTAGCGCTACCCACGTAGCCACGGTTTATCTCAACTAAAAACCCAGCCAAAAATAAAAAATCACCTTGTCGAATAGTGGCGATACTCTCGCTGCTGTTGATTGTTACTACTTTAGAGCCGTTGGTAACACTGGCTTGACTGGCTGTAAATGCTGCCATATTTTAATCCTCTTGAGACACTAATGTTAATTTTTGCGATGTGGTGAACGATGACGACACTCTAAAATCATCACGTACTGAAATTGCGAGTTTGTAGGTGCGATCCACGGTGCTTTGCTTGTTATCTGTATATGTGAACGAGCCTGAGCAGGCTTGGCTCATGCTCCATATATATTTGCGTGATTCATGGTCGTATGTACTATTGAGGTATGATGTGCCCGTGTATGATTGGGTTCTTCTTGTTACCCAATTGCTATTTACAAACTCATATAAAACGATGCTAAAGCGGGGGCTAAGTGGTTTTGTCGGCTCTACTTCACTTCTACCGCTGCGGTATGTGTTCGCTTGTAACGAGCAAATAAGATCTATAATCCCGCCATTTGACCCGAATGGGCCTATTGTTACATTGGCATTCGCCGCTAAGTCCGTTGTTGTTAAAGCGGTTCTAAATAAGCCCGCGGAAATTGACCCACCGAAATAGGCATTTCCTGATGTGTCTTTCCATTCAAGGGCGTTGGATTTTCGAAGTGCTGCAAGATTCGGTAGGCCATTGCTCATGATTTTAGGCCCGTACCAATACCACAAATTATCAGGGCCAAAGCCGCTGGCGAGTTCAATTTTCATAAACGCTGAGCCAACCAAGTCAATGCGCGGGGATTCAATGCGCGTTCCCGCACGCAGAACCTTACCATCCAGAGTGTCTTCAATCAGGGCGCTGCCGTGTACTCGCAACACATACGATTGCCAACTTGATCCGGTATAACGCTTGGTGTTTTCAATTTTCGGGTCGCTGGATTTATAAATGGTAACTATGTCATTAATGACGGGGGAACCACTCGGTACTGCGCTGTTTGCGCTTGCGTCGGACCATGCGCCGCTTGACGTGGCTACAATGTAACGGCCTGCGCCTCGGGAACCCTTTAAGCCTGGTTCTCCATCAAAATAATCTGTGCCTTTTTGTGGTGTGTAACCATCATCACCTTTGATGATGTAAGGTGCGGGTTCACTCCAGCCCTGATTAGCCCAACCATCACCCGTATCGATGTAAACAGCACGACTAACATAGGTTGTTTTACTCTCTTCGAAATAGGGTGCATCTTGATACAAACTAGGTATATTTTCAGTGGCACCATTAAAGCCGCCACCCACGGGTTTATAAGGTTTTGATGTTGCTGCACGGTAAACCAAGCTAATGTAATTCCCGTTTAAGCCATCAAAGTAATCCGTGCCTTTTAAGGGGGTGTAGCCATCGTTACCATTAGCAATAACTATGCTGTTACCAGCACCATCCGTAACTGTATGGGTACCGTTACCGTTATCTGTTACTGTAGGTATGGGCGCGTCCACACCGTCTTTAATGGTAATGGTATCTGTACCATTGGTTATGGTGTATGAACCATCAGGATTAGTGGTGAAGCTCGGGGTATCTCCCTTATCACCCTTTAAACCTGTAATTCTTGCTGGGACACTCCAACCAGTGATAGCTTCACCATTTTCAATAGTTCGTTCACGGCGATAAAGGTCTCCGGTTGTGTATTCTGAGTGCCAGCCACTTGAACCAGTGACACTATAAACATACTCAACGTAACGGGTTTTTCCGTCTTTACCATCTTGCGCTTTAATGTCTTCTAATGAGCTAACAGTATGGCCATCACCTAAGACCATGCGGCCTTTGAATACATGCTCAGGGTTAAGTGGGTCACTATTATCAACGTAAGACGTGGGCACAAAGGTGCCATCAACCATCGCCCCTTGGCGAATAACATCGCCCACAATATCTAGACTTGCTAATACACCATCGTTATAGCCAGCAATACCCGTTACACGGCCATTGTTGTCGAGAGTCCAACCACCACGAGCAACAAGCTTGCCGTCTACTGTGGTAAATAACTGGCGTAGCTGTTTAATGCTCGCGCTGTTTTCACCATCGGTGATTTGCATATTGGCGATAAACTCAGCGAGCGGGCCATTAACCCATGAGCCGCCATCTGCCACGCATTGCACGGCGTCGTTTTCGCTGGTTATTTGCCCCTGTGCATCTAAGCAGTAACCCACCGCTGTACGTGTGTACTCTTGCGCTGTGGCTATCGCCGCGTTTTTAGCGGCCTCGGTATCATCATTAATTTTGCTTGTAAGCGTTTGCTGCAACGTGCTGAATGCTTGGTTTTGGCTGGCAAAGGTTTCAGCGACTTCGTCAAAGCTGGCGATTGTTTCCGCTACAAACGATTCAAACTCAACGTCACGCAGGGTGTTGGCTTCGTCAATAGTGGCAATGGCTGTGGTTACATCACTAAAACGTGCGGTTACATTATCAAACGTAGCTTGATAACGTTGGTCTCGGGTTACACTTGATTGATATTGATTAGCTACCGCTTTGTTTAGCGAGGTAATAATAGCGTTGTTACTATTAAAAATGGCTGCTAACTCAAGCTGCTGCTGAGCCAAACTTTCAAGGTCTGTGCTTTGCGATTGGAGCTTTTCGTTAGCGAGAGCGGCTTTAACATTGAGCGTGGCTAAGTCGTTATCTTGCTTAAATTGATTGTACGCAGCAATTACATCATTCAAGCCCTGGGCTTGTTGCCCAAGTTCCAAGCCCTGAATTTGCAAAATACTCGTTGTTACCGCGCCCTCGGCTGCGTCTAAACGTTGCTGAACGTCAGTAAACTTAGCATCAACGCCGTCCTCTTTAGCGTTATAAGCCGTGATTCGGGTTTCAAAATAAGCGTCTTTACCGTTTAAAAACTGCTGAGCATTGTTGGCTTTAGTGAGCGTGTTGTTTTCGTCAAACTCCTGTAGCGTGGCGCTTATTTTATACGTTGAATTGAACGTATCTAATATTTGGTTAACGTTGCTTTGTGTTTGATAGCCCTGCAGTGTTACCCATGCGGCACCAATTTCAACGGCGCGTTGTACGGCAGGGCCGTCAATCCATGTGTGACCCGCAGCTTCACAAGCCACAGCATCATCTTGATCAACACGTTCGCCATTGGCATCAACACAATAACCGGTTACAGCCCGAGTAAATTCATTCGCTGTCGCAAGCATCGCTAAATCTTGTGTTTGAAATTCAATGCGCAGTTGTGCCCCCATGCTGGCGCGTGCTTGCTGTTCGTTTACAATGGCTTCGTCATGGGATATTAAATCCGATTCGGCCTCACCCATACGGACTGATAACTGTTGGCGCGCTGTGGCCTCATTTTGAATATCATCTGCATTGGCTCGTATGCTTTCCTCAGCCAGTGCAATAGATTCGTTGATACCATCGGGTTGTGCAACAAACTGAGTGATCAAGTTTGTAATAGTGCCCTCAGCGGCGTTAATCCATTGCTGAGCCTCTTTAGCAGCAGTGATTATGCCCTCATCGTTTATCTGCTGAATAGTCGCTTTTATGCTAAAACTTGCATCCCATGTATCAAGTATTTGCTGTACGTTGTTCTGTGTTTGATAGCCTTTTTCATCAACATACGCAGCGCTTAAGTTAATTGCGCGTTGAACAGCGGGCCCATCTACCCAAGTATGGCCGTCAAGTTCACATTGCACGGCATCATCTTGATCAACACGTTCGCCGTTGGCATCTACACAATAGCCAGTTACGGCACGGGTAAATTCATTGGCCGTGGCCAGCATGGCTAAATCTTGGGTTTGAAATTCAATGCGTAACTGATTGCCTTGGCTCGCTCTGGCTTGTTGCTCGCTAACAATGGCTTCATCAAGAGACACTAAATCAGATTCAGCTTCCCCCATGCGAACGGATAACTGTTGTCGCGCTGTCGCTGCATTTTGAATATCATCAGCATTGGCTTGTATTTGCTCATGTGCAAAGGCCAGTGAATCGTTTATGCCGTCTGGTTGAGCTACAAACTGAGTGATCAAGTTTGTAATAGTGCCCTCAGCGGCGTTAACCCATTGCTGAGCCTCTTTAGCAGCAGTGATTATGCCCTCGTCATTAATCTGCTGGATTGTTGCTGTAATTCCATGCTCACCGTCAAACGTACTTATAAATTGCTGTACGTTAGCCGCAGTTTGATAGCCTTTTTCATTTACAAAAACGGTGGTGTAGTCGTTAATTAACTGTACCAGTGGGCCATCAATCCATTCATGGCCCAGTGCAATGCAAGCCATCGCGTCTGGTTCACCAACTTTATTACCACCGGCATCTACGCAGTAACCAACAATTGCATCAACCCGTTCATTGGCTTGAGCAACAGAGCGTGTACCTTCGCGGGTTATTTCGGCTCTTAATTCACGTTCAGAACTTGATCGCGCTGTACGCTCATTTGCAAATGCTTGGTTTAGGCTTGTTAAATACGCGGCATTTTGGCCGTATAAGCCCGCAAGTTCGAGCGTTTGGGTAGCGAGTGATTTTACATCGTCAGTCACCGCGGTGAGCTTTTGATTCGCTGTAGCCAGGCTAAAGCTTTGCTCTGCAAGTTCTTTGTCTTGCTGCATTTTGTTATATGCTGCAATAACCTCATTTAAGCCTAAACCTTTAACATCAATTTCAAGGCCGCTAACCTGAGTTATGCTTTGGCTAATTTCACCGGCTATGGCATCCATGCTTTGCTCAGCAATACTAATGCGCTGGTTTACGCCGTCTTCGCTGTTTAAAATGCTGGTAACTTGGTCGCGTATTGTGGCTTCTGCGCCGTTGATCCACGTTTGAGCCGCGTTGGCTTTAACGATGATGTCTTGCTCGTTAAACTCTTGCAGCGTAGCGGCAATGCTGTACTGAGCATTAAACGAGTCTATTAGCGTCTGTACGTTACTTTGCGTTTGATAGCCCAGCGCATTAACCCAAGCAGTTGTTGCATACTGGCCCATGATGCCCGTTGCGGCGTTAATATCTTGCTCAAGCTCTGTTGTACGGGCTGTAATCTCAGTAAGCGCTAAATCATTCGCGCCACGTTTACCAACCTCAATAAAGTCGATATCACAGGGGCCAAGGTCAAACTCTAAGCTTGTAATCGTGCCCGTGTAGCTAGCTGTGCCCGTTGCATCCAGCGTTAAGGTCTCAAAATCTGTACTGGTTGGCTCAGGCAAATGCAGGGTAGTGGACCCACCATTAAATTTAATATCGCCGCGCCAGGTTGTGCCTGAGTGTTTGCGAACGCGCAGGCGAAACACCGGGTTTTCATCAGCGTTATAGCTAATAACAGGGCTGCTAATTTGCGCGGTGGCCACAATGTATCCAAGGGCGTTATGGCTATCTGGATCGAACCCTTCATTACTGGTATTAAACTGCCAGCTATACGCGGGTTGCAGTGCGGCCAATGCACCGGCTATTTGCCCATCTACTTCGGCAAAACTCGCTTTCTGATTAATTTGTGCTGCTTGAACAATAAGCTGCGCCTCAGCCTGGCTAATACGGTTTTGAGACTGAGTAATTTGTTGTGACGCTAGCGTAATTTTACTGTTCACACCGTCAATTAAGAGCGTAGCGCTATTAAAACTTTCTTCAGCAATGGCATACGCGCGGTTAACAATGGTGCCTGTATCTGGATCAACATACACAGCTGCATCAATCAAACGTTCGTTATTAAACGTGCGGCGTTCGTACTCGGTACGCCAACTTGTATACGCGCTGGTCACGTTTAAAAGGCTTAAACCAATGCTTTGCTGTTCTAAACGCTGTTGCTCAATCGCAATATTGTTGATCTTAATAAGCGCGGGCAGGCTGTTTTGCTTGGTTTCGTCTAAAACCTCTGTTACGCGCTCTAAATCGTTTATTTTGCTGTTGGAGTCGGCTAGTTGTTGCTGTAGATTATTCGGGTTTTCGGCGTTGATCACATCAACAATATCAACGAGCTGATCAATCTTAAACGGTATTCCGTGGGGGTTCTCTGCGTCGAGTACTTCAATTTTAGTGCTTAGCTCGGTGATGGCATTAAGGTTTTTAGTAATTAAGCTGGGTAAGTTGTTTTCAGTTTCAGGGCGCAGGCGATCAACTTGCGCGTTTATGTCAGCAATAAGGGTTTGGGCCTCAGTGCTTAATTTTGTAAGGGGTAATTCATTAATGTACTCTGTTAAATCAACGGTGGTCGTAGTGGCCGTTACGTTAACCCAATCACTTGCGCCCAGGTGATTTACGCTGCGCACTCTAAATTTATACTCCGTTTCGCTTTTTAAACCAATGCGGTTATAAATCTGTGCAAGCACACGTTCGCCATTATGTGGCTGTGCTGCGGTGCCTAAAAACTCCCACTCAAACTGTGTACCAATGCCAGCTGCGGCAATCTCAGCAGTTAACGTAATTTGGTTATAATCAGCAGTAACATATACACTCGGCAAAGTAGGGGTTAGTACACTAAATTGCACCGCAACCAATAGTGAGCGCTGGCCAAATATGTTTTTAGCGCTAATACGTGCGGTGTATTCTCCCAGCTGCAAATTAGGGATTGTTACTTGTGTGTAGGTGACTGAGGTTTTAAATACTGGCCCGTTAGCAGCAGTATTAATAAACTCAACATCGTATTCATGCACAGCAAGCGGGGTCGGGTGGTTCCATTTAATTATGCCGTTTCCGTCACCGTCTATTGTTACCCGTACATCAAAAGTTGGTTGTGGTTTGCCAACCAAATAGTCACTGTTTGGGGTTAAATCCTGCGCACCAGGTATTATGTTATCAGCCCATAAATCAGGGCCGTCTTCAACACACATCAAGGTTACGCCACCGTCTAATCTAAAGCGGCGCTCTGTAACACGGTAAATTTTATTGCTAATGGATTCGCGTGGTAAATTTAAATACACCGTACGGCCCACAGCTGCAGCCAAACCTTTGTGTTTAAGCGGTAGCTCTATTTCGCCAAGGCGGGTTTGCTCCATATAAATAGTGGATAAGCGCTGCGCTGTAGTACTGCTGCGTACAAATGGCAGAGTAATGGTTTTTTCAAGCGTTTGGTTATCAATGGCTTGATAACCCTTAGACATAACGGGCGGGGCATCTGTACGGTCATAGTTTTGCTCAGGGTCGGTAAATGTGGCTCTAACAACATTGGCACGGTCGCGTAAATCAGCGTGCCATTTTATTTTAATATTACCGTGTACATCATCCTGATTAATTGTGTGCGTTGGATTGCCATACCAGGCACCTACGCGCACATACCATTGACCCATCTGTCTAAAAATCTTACCTGCAAAGCACGCTTCTAATTGGTTTAAAACTTCAATGGGTTTGGTGCTAAACGTAAAACTGCCATTGGTTGTATAACGTGGCTCTGTCGTTACAACGCCCTCAGCATCCGTAAACTCAGCGTCTTCATCACACACGTTAATGGCTGCAATCCACCACTGCAGTGGTAAACGCTCAAACGGCACTTCGTGAGCACCGTAAAAACGCACATAGTGCAGGGCGCATAACACGGCGTTTTGGCTCCAAAGCCAGGTGCTTTCGTCGTCAGGGTCTTGGCTTGTATCGCGCGGGTCCCACACACGGGCACCGCGTATTAAAAAGCCCATGTCGCTTATGCCGTCTTCAAACACTTCGCGGTTATTTTCAATTTCAATAAACACATAGCTTTGGCCAAATCCTATATGTTCACTCGTCCAGCCCGCCATTTTAGCCACGGCTTTAGCGTTAGCTGTGGTTTGGCGGCCATCACTGAGCGAATAATCCCAGCTTTCACTTGGGTATTCACTCAGTTTTTTATCCGCAATGTATATCTCTTCAAGGGCATCAATGGGCGCACCGTTAATAAGTACTATTAACTGCATCCATTTTTTATCGTTTTTTTCAATCTCTGCTTGGTGTGCAATAACACCACCTACACGATCACGGCCAAATGTAATGCGGCGGGGTTGGTCAATGCCTTTTTGTAAGCCTTGGCCAAGGGTGGCTAAGTCGTTTACGGGTTCATCAGGGGTCAATGAATCCCATAATGCCCCCATGGTTTTATCCCATAGTTTATGGGTAATGCCTAAAAAGTCCCCACTTAATAACGACTCACGCTTTACAATCTTAGACATTGCGCGGCTCCAATGGGTAAACTGTTTTTACTGTATCCATCGGTAGTGTAACCAAGCCATTTTCACCCACGCACACCACTGCATTAACAGTCACGATGCCGCCCACATACTCACCTTTAAACTCAACCAAGGCGATATCACCGCGGCGGGCGTAACTAAGCGCAATTGCGGGGTTTAAACGCTCTTTAAACACGCTTTGAATATCGTTTAAACCACGTTTAAATAATTGTTTAAATGCACCACGTTCAGTGCGGTATTTACCTCTAAAGTCGGCGGCTACATCGTTACCCGTTGCAAATAGCACCCAATCAGCTACCAATAGGCAGCAATCATTTTTACCCCATTTAAACGGTTCACAGTTACGCTTTGTTATAAAAGCAGCAAGCTTAGCGGCGACGTTCATTGCGTGGCCCTCCTATGTAATTACCAGGTTGTGTATCAGGTAGGTTTTGTTTATTGGCGGTCGCTTGCTCACTAAAAAACACATCGCCCGGGTAAAGCGCTTTTTGGGTGGCGTCGTTCCAGCGTTGGTTTAAGCGGGCTTCTTTCCAGCGCTCACTTTCACCTGCTACGCTAAGTTGTATTTGTGATACATCGCCGCGCTCAACATCACAGGCCACAATGTAGCCGCTTTCAAGTAACTGGCTTTGGCTCACACGGTAATGCTCATCAACAGTCACTAGGTATATTTCGCAGCCCTGGCTAATGGGGTCGTTTTCGGCAACCTCAGCTAAAATAGCCTGGTCTTGGGTGTGTAGGGTTAAACGTATGCGAGCACTGTCGTTTTTATCGCTGGCCGGTATTTCACTCACGGTGCCAAGCATACCCACGCCATGCCAGGTTAAATTAGCAAAGCGGCGCTCACCCACACCGGTATGTAACAGCACATCACCACTTTTAAACGCCAGGCGCACAAAGTAACGAGCACGACCGCTTGTTGCTAAATCAGCGAGTAGGGCAGCGTTTAAGCTTTCCATTAAAACGCCTCCCGCCCTTTAATTTTCCAGCTGGTAACAATGCCGTTTTTATACTGCGCACTGGCAAGTCCTTGCTTGTTATCAGCAAGGCGGAACAAACCAACCGGTTGTTTAAACGTGATTAAGGTGTTGTCTGCAGGTATTTTGCGTAGGGGGGATTCAAATATAACCGTTGCGCGGCCAAGTGAGTCAGTCACTAAATCTTGGGTTAATACTTTAAGTTCGGTGTTTTGGCCAACATCTACTTGCATACGTTCGCCAACAACCAATAAGGTTTGGTTAGCGGGTAAGCCATCAATATTTAAAATGTTGCCATCTTGATTTGCACCACGCACATAGCCCACAAAGTCTTTATCAAGCTGTTCACGGCGGTAATCAATTAAGGTAAACGTGCCTACTTGGCCGCGCAGGCTGGCAATAAAACCATCTAGGGCCAATGCATCGCGCTCAGGTACATTGGCAAGTTCTATTTCAAATTCCCAATAGGCACCCTCAAGGTCGTAAACCTCGGTCGCATTGTTTGCTTTATTTAAGTGTATTTGGCTATTAGGCACTAACGTAAAGTTAGAGCTTTTAGGACGTTTGGGTAGAGGGAGTGGTTGCATCGTTACCAGTTTTCATAATAAAACACTGGTAACGAGTATAAAATTTAGGGGGGGGAGATTTCGGCTGGAAAGGTGTTTACAGTGAATCCCTATAGTTCAAATACAAGCATAACTCGTTTAAATTGAAAACACCAAGATCATTTACATTACAATTTTCATCTAAAATCTCTGTGAATTCTAAAAACATTACTTTGAATCTTTCTTTTTCAATTCCATTGATTTCATTAGTTTTTTCATATTGATGATAAGCCCTTTTAGCAATGACTAAAAGTAACTCTTTAGTTAATAAACAGAAGAGAATTTGATGTAATATTTTTTTCAAACTTTTTGATTTAATATCTTTTGTGAGCCTGCTTATACATAATGGTGTTGAGGTAAGTAGATCAAATTGCTCACTTTCAATAACTCCTTTATGATAACCGTCCAGAATAGAAGGCTGTACGGTAGAGCTCTGTTTCGCAACAGAAAAATAATCTATTATGACTGATTTTAGGTTTTGTAACGGTACTTCGCCATCTTTCAGAGCTGTGTACTTTCTTTTTATAATAGTTCCACCTTGAGCATCACCAGTACATTGAATATTATTTATTTTAGCTATTTCATCATTTAATTGATTCGTCAATTTTAAAATTGTATTTTCGATTATATTGTATTTATGTAATGTAGATTGTTCTTCTAGTGCTTCTTGTGTCTTTTGTAGCTCATTTTTATTATCTATCCATATTCTATAAAGTAAAATCAATGAAATTAAAGCTACACATGGACTGACTAGACTATTTATTATACCTGTTGCGCTATTCCAGGTTTGAATATTATTGGAAGGGTAATATCCAAACTTGTTTACGAAGATTATTAAAATAAAAAATAAAAAAAAGGCCATTATACAGGCTATTTTAAAAATGTAATTTTTATAATTATTGTGTTCTCTACTCATCTACATTCCCTCGCTTTAAAACTCCTTTTTACACCAATCTCAACCACTTAACAACTAAGCAGCACCGCGTACTGCGCGAATAATTGATCCATTCTCTTGAATGTTAGCCACCACAACACCTACAACTTGGCGGGCTATGTCTTGGCCAACGGCTTGCGATGTTTCCTCACTTGCTCCGCCTTGCACAGTAATTTGGTTGGTTATATGAATATTCACACCACTGTTACCAGTATCATTTGCCGCGCCGCCTGCATTGTAACGTCGTGCCATTTGGCTAATTTCAGTGTTTTGTTTAGGGCTTAATACACGCTCACCACGTTGTAATACATAGGTAGATTCATTTGGCACATAATCTAAACCACCATGCGCAATACCTGCTGGTTGTTGGTTTTTAATTTGCCTCACTTGCTGCATACCTAAACCAACAGCCGCAGCTGCTGCAACACCGCCTAAAATAGGGCCTACAATAGGAATGCCGGCTAATGAGTTAAATGCAGCGGTAGCACTTTGGTAAGTATTTATAATCGCTTGAGCAATAGCAAACGCCTTGTAGGCTTTAAACGCGGTTTTGCTTTGATTCGCCATCGTTTTAAACGTAGCAGCACCTAAGCCCACAATCGCATTTGCCTTGTCCGCTTCGGTTTGTTTCTCAAAGTTAGCAAACGCCACAATGTTACTTTGCAGTGCTCCCGCATAACGGTTTTTTATTTGAAATAACCGTTCCTGGTGCGCGGCTTCGCTGGCCTCCCGTTGGCTATAATAGCCAGCAGCAGAGTTTAGTTCCGTTTGGCGCTCTAAATCACGTAGCTGATTATCAGTGTTATATGCAAGCTCGCCCGCATCATCATTAGCAGCAAGGCCAAGTTGCGAACGCCGTTTTGCATCAACGCGTGCTTGTTGGCGAGCTTGTTCAACACTCAGTTCGTTGTTGTAAGCGGCTAGCGCTTCGCGCCCAGCAAAGCCTTTAATTACAGCAATACGGTTTTCTAAGTCAGCTTGTAAATCGTTTTTGCGTTTTTCTTCAGCTTGGTTTTGTATCCGTGTCTTTTCAGTTTCACGCTTTTGTGCAATGGTTTTTAGGTCTTCGCTATATTTAACATCAAGCTGCTTTAAAATGGCGTCGTACTTAACTTTATTAGCTGCATCGTTTTCACGCGCAACAATCACCATTTGTTTACGTTTTTCATAGCTATCTTTTAAGCGGGCTTCTTCCCCCATTAAGCTTACTTCTAAACGCTTAATGTTATCGGGCAGGGCACTCAATGCATTTTTTGACGCCTCTGCCACTTTTTGCCAGGGCAGTTTTTCTAGGTTCTGCTCAAAATTAGCAATTGTACGGGTGCTATTCATTATCTCTGCACGCAATGTGCTTTGTTTATTAATGTAGCTTTGTAGTTCATTTATCTGACGACGATACCCTCCCTTAGTCCGCTCATCTGATGAGTTTTTTTCACGGGCTTTCAATTTACTCAGTTGTGTATAAGCATTATTGATATTACGGGTGTAAACAGCCATTTTATTAGATGCCGTATTTAACTGTACACCCGCACTGGTGTTATTTAGCGAGTCAAAAGCATCACTTAAATCATAAATATACGTTTTTAGTTCTTTGGCTGTTTTACTCGCGTCATCCCCTTGGCTTGCAAAATAAGCAAGTGCAAGCCCAGCAGTTACAACCAAACCAATGGGGCCACCTAACAAGCCCATTGCAACATTTAATCCTCTACTCGCAATGGTTGCTCTTCCTGCAGCCGCAGTATAAATATTTGTAGCAGTAGTAGCGGCTGCTTGAGTTGCAGTGTAGCGCGTATTCGCAGCAGCCAAGCGGGCAACTGCGGCAGTTCGTAAATTGGTGGTATTAGCCACCGCAAGTGTGTGCTGTGCATACGCTTTCATTTGTGCAGCGCGTTGCAGCTCTAACACTGCATTAGCTTGGTTTTGTTTTGCAAGCGCAGCATCGGCAACTAAAACACGGCTTTTAGCGGCAACATTAGCAACATAACCTTTAGCGCTTGCGGCTAACCCCGCCACTAAATGCCCCGTTAATACCGTGGCTAATGCACCAGTGGCAATCACTAAGCTACCAACAACGTCTTCATTCTCATGCAAGTAGCCCATCGTGTCGGTAATTGAGTCAACCACGCTAGTTACAGCAAAATTTACTGGCTCTTCGTATTTACGTATTAAGCGTTGGTACTCGTTACCCATTTCCGCAAAGCTGGCATTTATTTTACCTTCGGTGGCCTCAGCCGCACCCGCATAATCGTTTAGCGCTTTAATTAGGTAATTTTTAAACATCTGGCTGGTTACTTGGCCATCGTTCACCATTTGCCTAAAACCGCCGGCGGCTTTACCCGCTGCTTTATCGAGTTTTTGTAAAAGCCCTGGCATGGGTTCGGTTACTTGGTTTAACTCTTCAGCGCGTAAAACGCCGGCAGTCATACCTTGGGTCATACCAAACAAGCTTTGCCCAAGCTGCACATTACTGGCACCTGTTTTAGCTGCGGCGTTAGCCATGCCCTCTAAAATAGCTTTACCTTGGGTTTGGGTAACAACGCCCACTTCTTGTAGGGTTAAAATTTTACTGTAAGAGTCAGCAAGGGTGGTGTAACCGGTATTTAACCGGTCTGATGTGGCAAATAGGTATTCTTGTACTTTGGCGTAGTTTTGCGCTGAGCCAGTTAGCCCTTTAAGGCGGGTATCAAGTAGCTGTGCAGCCCCCGTATCACGCACAAACATTGTGGCGGTGCCAATACCTACCAAAGTAGTGAGCGTAGCCCCAATTTGCCCGTAAGCGCTATTCATCAACCCCAATTGGCGCGTCATTGCGCCTTGCTGTTGCATTATATGTGCTTGGCTGGCACCTAACTGCTGGTTAGCGGCCATTTGGCGTTGCACCGCTTGCGGAATACGGTTTAATTCAGTTACGTTTTGGCGTGCACCGGTTGTAACAGCTCTACCGTCATAACTTAAGCGTAACGCCAAATTCAAGTTGTTGCTCATCGGGTCGCCTTATTAAACCAATAATGGTGCGCTCAAGGGTTTGCAGTTTTGCAAAATCATCAGGGTTAAGAGTTATATTTGCATAGCGCCAGGCTATATCAGCCCTGGCATAATCAAGGGCAATTTCAACGCCTTCATTATCCCGCTGCCACTGACTACTGGCGGTGGTGAGTGCCAATACAGCCGTGTGGTTAGGGGGCAATACAAATAATGTGTCTTCTTTGTTTGGCGCGGTTTGTTTAGGTGCGCCAAAGTGGGCTTCGTCGTCATCCAACGTTTTACTGGCTGCTGCTAGGTCGCCCAAAAACCACCTAGCAACATCGGCTAGTTTTTTTCAGTGATACGGTACTGGGCGTTAATGCACTCAACACTTAATCGGGCAGTTAGGCCGCTGTACGCCAACATTTCTTCAAGGGTGCTTTTATCAAAGGGGACCTCTTTACCGTCATCAAAAAAGTCACCCCAGCTTACTAACAGCTCACGTACTATCTCGCCATCATTAGCACCTTGCTTTTCAGTCAGTGTTTTAAGCTCATTTTCAGGTACTAGCTTAATTTTTGCCGTAAACTGAAAAATAACCCCACCAAACTCAAAGTTGAGCGGGGCGCTTATAACGGCACTTTTTAACTGATTTAATAATTTTAATTTCATTGCGTGTTTTCCTAATTTAGCAGTCGTAATTTGTTATTTATGGGTGACTAACTTACTCAAACACTATCGTCAGTTCGTCATACCCTGCGCCGCTGGGTACTAGCTTGCCGTCAAACTCATAACCAGTTAATTCTGAGTCAAGGCTGGTGTACTTAGGCCAAGGCATTTGGTAGCGGCCAATAATAGTGACTTTTTTACCTGCGGCGGTGCCGTGGGTAAATTCAAACATGTGTACTTTGCCAACATCGTCAAACGGGTTAAAGGTTGCCAGTTCTTCTGCGGTTAACGTAAAGTTAGCGCTGCTTTCATGGCCCGTTATCATTATTTCTTCATGATTAATGGCGCGGTCAAATACCACGTTATTACCTAAATCAACGGTAAGTTTATGTAGCGTGCGTTTAACATCGTTAAGCTTAAAGTCACTGCTATTACTCACGCCAAGTACTTCAGGGCGTACCCAACGGTCCCAATTAACAGCAGGGGCGGCGTTACTTGCAACCGGTGCACTAAACAACCCTTTAAACTGCCAGTTAAGCATGGGTTTGCCTTTTTCAAGCGCAAAGCTCACATTGCCTTTCATTTCACTAATGTTGTGGGTGTTTTTACCAAAGCGCACTTTACACGTAACCGCTACAGCCGCGCCTTTGGTAAACGTAACGCTTGAGGCATCCGCCACTTGCACCATGCCACAAGCAAGTAAAAGCGGCGCAAAGGCAGGCTCATTACCTACCGTGCCACTCATCGCAAGCGGGGTTTTAAAGTTAAGGCTTATGTGCTCACCGTAAAACGTTTCAAGGCTTGCACCGCTGTAGCTGGTTTCTAGCTCGTCTTTTTCACTTTCGCTTTCAAGTGACAGCTCAACCTCGCTGGCATAAATAGCGTGTAGGCCCGTTAAGGTTGTGCCCAGGGCATCAGCTAAAATGAGTTTGTCTTTAAATCGCCAACTGCTCATGCGCTTTGCTCCACTTTAATTAGCTCACCACTTTTTAAGTTAAAAGCGCCGGCTATCTCGTCTCTGTTCCCTTTGGTACTTGCAAGCACCTGGTTAACGTTTTGGGCAATCGTCATCGCGCGGGACTTTTTAGGGGCTGTATTTACAACAGCTTTTTGTTCAGCGGGTTTTGTTGATTGCGGCTCGGTTTGTTTGCTCATGGCATCACCTTCACAGTTACGGTTACGGTATGTAGGCCAGTTACACTAAACTGGCACTGGTAAATTAGGTTGTTTGTTTTTTTGTTAAGCTCAATAGTGCGGCCCTTATCAAGCTTTATTGGGTCCCACCCAGGGTATTGGCATCCTGCAATAGCGGCTTTTACATCACTGCGCAATTGCTTTACTTGTGCATCACTGTGCGCATTTCCCGCAGCACAAGGGATCACAATCATCACCGCAAACACGTCTTTAACTTGGTATTCGTCAAGGCCGTGTACTTCATTGGTGTTGGTGTTGTCATCGGCCAATGGCAATACAAACAGCTGCGCGCTGTGTACAGCATGTTCACGCACATGGTTAAAATCGCTCGCAAACCCCACCGAAGCGTCAAAAACAGTGCTACTTAGCAGGGTTTCTATGTTGTTTAAATCAAAGTTAAATGCCATTTAAATGCTCTTTAAATTAACCAGTCAGTGATGATGTCGTTAATCTCACTTTCTTGAACAGCGGCAATACCCAGTATTGGCCGTGCAATTAACGTCACGCTTTTATTGCGGCCAGTTTCACCACCAAAATGGTGTATAGCTGCGTACTTTTCGCCTAAGCCATGCTCAAGCGTATTCCCATTTACATTGTGCGTAACAGAGCCTGCAAGGTTGCGCTCATCAGTTAACGTTAAACCGCCACGGTCTTTTGCTGCTTGTGATTGCTCCCACTTGCGGCCTTCGGGTGTTACTTCGCGTAAAAATCGGGTGGTGACGTCCATGTCTAAAAATGCACCAATGTCGTCCAATACATCAGCTGGTTCACCGCTTGTATTTGCAATTTGGGTTAAGCGGGGCAGTGCATTACCCGTTATGTGTATAAATACACCCGCCATTAATAGCGTTCCCAATTAAATTGAGAGCCTGCAGGTTTTGTTCGCATCCCAGTTCTTACGCCTGCAGGCGCATCTTCCTTAATTTGGATCACACCTTTACTAACCTTATCAAGCATTATCATTACGTTACTTTTCAGGGTTTTAAGGTTTTCGTCAGCAATGTTAGGGGCAAGCTCACAGTGCATTAAATCGTTAGCAATGCCAGGCAAGACCGAGTTATTAATATCATCTTGGTTTAATGCAAATCGTGCTACGTAGCCCGCTATAATCGCATTTACATTTTTTTGTGCTTGCACATACCAGGCATTAATTTGCTCTTGCAACTCGCTGTAAGTCTCATTTAAAAGGGCGGCTTCTACATCATCACGCGTTACGCGCGTGCCTGCCTCGTTAAATTTATTCGACGCAAATTGCAACAGCGTATTAATGCCAATTTTGTCTATAACTGCTTGTTCTGTAGTAAACATACGTACCTCAGTTAGTAAAAAAAGGCCCCGAGCAAGTCGGTACTGGGGCCTTTACACAGGGAACAATGATTTATTGGGCAGGTGTTAACACGTTGGTCAGCAAAATACCGCAGTCTTTGGCTAACACTATTTCTTTAACAGCTTCACCCACCATCACTTCTACACCACCGTTTAAACCTGCGGCTACATCACGGTTTGATGACACACGCGAGCCATAACGAGCAGTTAGCGCAAAGGTCATGCGTTTGTTTTGAAATGACGCCAATGGGTCGTGATACGTAAACGATAAGTTGTCAGCAAAAGCACGTTTAAGCACAACGTCTTTGCCTTTTTTCGCTGTATTTAAGCGAGCTTGACCCACATTAATATGATCAATTTCGAGTTGCTCTTTAATCCAGCTCCAAGGTACTAAGCCCTTATCGCCACTGGTGCCGTTATACGCTTTAACAATGTTAGGGTGGGTACGTAACTTAGTAGACACTGTTTGAGACATATTCATCGCGTTAGGGCGCATTAATGGCTCGTCAAGCATTTCTAAAAAGAACGGTAGAATATCAAGCGTAGGGTCATCTAAAAATTTAAACCCTTGTGCCGATAAGCTTTCAGACTTACCAAAGTTAGCCGCAGTGTTATACAGCTCAGCAACACGCACTTCACGACCAAGTAAAACTAAGTCCGCAATGCTCTCAGCGGCATGCGTACGTGGGTTATAGTTTGCTGGTGCATTATTCTGGTCATCATTTGGAATAACATCAGATAAACCATAATCAACAACAGAGCTTTCTTTTTCCGTTACACCAAACTCAACTTGATTCGGGCTAGATTTACGGCCGATTTTTGTGTCTGGCAGCGTAAACTTGTCGCCTTTGTTGTATTCAGTCCATTCAAACGATCGTTTACCAACAGATGAATATGGCGCTAAATTATCAGCAATTAGCTTTTTATTTGTATAAGCAATGGCTATCGCCGTTTGCTCAACATCGGGGGTAAATGGCATACCATTACTCATGGCAAATCCTCACTTTATAAAGTTAAGTTAACCCAGCGCTAAGCGGGAATAGTCGCAATTAACTGCGGGGCTAAAAATATGTCACCAATGGTGCCAGCATCGCCTTCTTCCATCGCCCAGCCTGCAACATGTATTTGGGTTTCCCCTGAATAATCAGCTAAAACAAAGGCAATGGCTTTGCCGTCAGCGTCAGCAACAATTAAGTCACCCGCCGCAATATCACCACCAAATTCAACAGGGGCGCTTTGGGTCATTACCACATCAACACGTAAATGGTTGTCCGTGCCTTGCTCTGTTACACCTGCAAATACGGCGCTGGCATCTGTTGCACCAATCACCTGAAAATCTTCAAGCGCAGACACCGCAACTAATCGGTTAGCAGCAATCGTAGCCACTGCTACAAAGTTTCTAATAAATCCTGGTTGTGCCATGCTCTTAGGCCTTTTTAATGTGGTCTAACGCGGCAGTAATACTAATTTCAATGCCTTTGCTAGATTGTGATTGTTGAAATTCAAGCGCCTTCGCTGCCAGTGCTTCTGCGCTGTCGTCAGTTACTTCGCCGTCTTTATCGTCTTTACTAAACTCTTGGGTTAAACCTGTTTGCTCCGGCAAGCCTTTTAAAAAGCCTTCAAACCATGCAGCTGGTTTAAGCGCTTGGCTTTTACCGTCTGCGGCAGCAAACTCAAATGTCGTGTCGCCGTCATCCAGTTTGGCCATAAACTCTGCCATGCCGTCGGTATTGGTTAAGCGCGGTGCAGTACCGCCGTTTATTTCGGTATTAATAAAAGTGCTGGCTGCTGCAACACGCTGCGCGAATTCAAGCTTTGCATTTTTAGCGTTAGCCGCATCAATCTGGTCTTGCAGCGCCTTTCTTTCTTCTTCATCCATTGCATTGTCCTCATCGGTGGGTGGGGTGGCATTGCTGTTATTAATAGCGTCGCCTTTACTAAATTCGGCACCTTCACCCGTATTGGCTTTAGCACGTTCGTGCTCAGCAATAATGGTTTCTTCTTTTAACCATTCACCTTCGTAATGTGGCACAACTTTGTCAGCCGCTTCACTGCCAAAACGGTCAGTTAAAAAGCTGCGCAAGTTGCTCATAAGGCGGGTAAGGGCGTTTGATGTATGCAGCGATATGTTGTCAATATCACCTGCAGCAAATTCTAGGGTAAGTGTGTCGGCGTCATCTGCTTGGCTAAACTGCCAGGCTAGGCCTTCAACTGCGGGGGCTTTACCGCCTAAATAACCAATGTGGGCAAGTTGGTAGCCATTAGCCACCTTTTCTAATTTAACTGAACGGTTAGGGTAGCGCTTGCTTTGTACAGCCTGTGCAAATTCAGCACATACGTCTTCAGCTTTAGCAAACAACGAACCGTTTTCGGCTTTTAATTCACTGGCCCAGCCCCATGCAGGGTCGTCCATTTTTGGGTGGCCAATAACCAGTGGCGCGCTCTTCGGTTTAAAGTTGGTTACAACGCTGCTTAAATCAGCGACGCTAAATGTGTGCTCAACGCCTTTAGCGTCGGTTTGGGTACCTGCTTTAAAAACTTCAAACCAATCAAATTGGGTGTTTGGGGTTGTTTTTTTTGCCATGTTCCAAGTGCCAATAAACTAACTAAGTGGCACCCAGTGTAAGGGGGGAGTTACTATTGAGCCGCAGGAAAAGGCTTTACATATAATACTCTTAATTGATTATTAAAGTATAACTCCTAAAATTAAACTGTTTAAAGCAATAATTTAATGTTAAGACTGAATTATTTTTTAGGGTAATAAGTTTCAAAGAAATTTCTCTCTGCAGTTGAAAGGTAATCTAAAATTTCATTTGTGTTTGTAGTACCTTGAAATTTAAATAACTCTTGATAAACATGAAAGTATGATTTAACCATATTTTTGAAGCTCTCTTTATTATTGACTGCTCGTGTAGGTTTGAACCCTTCGATCTCAAAATTTGAAAAGTATGGACCGTTATATGCGTCTATTACATACTTATTAAAAGAAAGAAACTCCTTACTTAACTCATCAACTAACTCATCAACTACGGATTTAGGAATATTGAAATCTGAATTACTTATAGTTGAATTGGTAAAAATTCTTCTGTAAGCCAATTGTGCTGAAAGATCAATTTTAAACGTTCCTTTTTTTAATACTTCGTCCTTGTTGTCAATTTCTTTTGTGTATTCACTGAAATATGCAAAATGTGAAAAATATATATTAGCAGAGTTATTTTGTTCAATTAATTGGTTACTTTTTGCTTTTTGCTTAGAGGAATGAAATCGGTTAAACATAACCCCGAAGGTAAGAGGGACTGCAAGTGCGGCAATTGGAAATGCATAAAATTTAGCAAATCCGTTCAATGTTGTTGAGTTTATCAAGAAGCTTTTGCTAAAACTATATACACCAGCGTTGTATAAATCCCAAGTTATGGCTATGAATAAAAGTAGAATTATAAGAAGGGGGTAACCAACCCAACGCCTAAATGCTTTATTTTCATGTAAGCCAACACTTTCTTCAACAGGCATGCACTCATTGAACCATTCAACAAACCTTTTTATCATTTAATTTTATTCCTTAAAATTTATAAATCCACATACTGATGTTTTTGTCAGGCGATTAAGTCAATATAAAGTTGTATTTTTAAAACTCATCATGCTCACCATCCATTCCTTCGTAAACTTCTTTTTTAATCCTTACTTCTTTCGGGTATTTGGAAGTGCAACGTTCATGGAACTCTAGACTTATTTTCTCCATTTTAATGGTTAAGTCGTGTAGTTGTTTTTTATTCAACCTATTTCCTTGAAATGAATATATCTTGATTAGAATAGGCTCTATTTTTTCAACCCAATCTATAAATGTATTATTAAAAAGCTTATTTCTTTCTTCTTTTCTATTACCGAATTTAAATTCATTTTCAAACTCATCAATTACTTTTAAAGATTCTATGTTTAATTTTTGAAATGATACATCTTTGTCCAAACTCAAAATTTTACGTATAACGTGCTGATATTTATAAACAAGATCATAGCTCGGGTTTGCATCAAATTTCAATAAACTAGACTCTGTATAAAGGTGAAGGTATAAGGTTCTAGCGTCAATTGATATTTTAAAGGTTTCTTTTAATTCCAAACAATATGCTTCAAAGAAACTATAGTGGTCAAAGTAATTTTTAAGATGTGTTTGTTGAACTGTTTGCTTAGATGCGTGAAAACGGGCAACCATCACACTCAAAAGTATAGATATCGGTAAAAGGCCAATCGGGAACTTGTAGTAATTTATAAAAGAGTCTAAATGAGCGGCCGTCAGCCCAAAGTCAAAACTATTATTAATTACTAACTCTTTAGTTAAATTTAACCCTAAAAAGAGTGCAAAGATGACAGGAGCAAATAAAGCAAACCAAAATGAATGATTTTTGTGTAACGATCTACTTTCATCGATAGAAAAGCATTTAACTAAGAAACTTAGAATCTTATTAACTATTTCCACATCAGGTCCATTGAAATTTATTTGTAAACTACTATATTCAAAAAACACTAAAACACCAAGGACTGGTTATGAATAAACAAGCTCACCTTAAAACATTCAACAAACTACTTTGGCTTATCGTAGCAGCCATCGTTTTGTACTGTATTGGTATAGCTGCCTATGTCTATAACAACAACCCAGATAAATACCTATCATCAAACCCCGGTGAGGCAATGTCGCAATTATATGCAGCACTTACCAATAAATTAGAATCAACCCCAAGCAAAGACTTTTCAGATGCCGTTAACCAGGCTTATGACGATCACATTATTACTGAGTCTGAATACATTCGGCTAACGCTTAATAACAACCTTACTATGTCTAACGATCTAAATTTAGAGTTCAAGCCAACCAAACAACAATTTCATAAAACATGGCTTAACCACCAAAACGCAAAACCATAACTTTAAATCCAAGTTAAACCATGTTTAAACTGCGTTTAAATTCGACCGTGTGTGTTTAAACGATATTTAGCAAAGGCAATATAGTCACAAAGTAATGTTAGTTGCTTAAAATCGCATATATGGACAGTTTATATTTTATTGATATTTTACATTGTTATCATACCTATGATAGAAACAGTAAAGGCAAATCTTATTCTATAATTCTTTAGATTGGCTAACTAAACGCTTAACACGTAAATTCATTAATAAGGCCGTACTATGACATATAATCTCCCCTCTCTTGATATGCAAAATAAGTTACAAGAAATAGCTGAATCACGCGCTAGAAATTTAGAAAAAGAAGTGAAACGTGACACAGGAAAGGAATATAGTTGTTCGCCTTCTGTTTCTTTCACAAGTAAAACTGAAGCAACAATAACCATCACTACACTAGAAACTGGAATTTCATGTTCTGCTCTTTATGAAATAACAAATGATGATAGATGGTATTGTCGTCATGACTGGAACGACTAGCATACAAAAAAGCCCCTAACTAGGGGCTTTATCATATATTCATATTAAGGCGTTCGCACAAGTAGTACATTCCAAAGAGCAACAACACAAGTAACTGCCAAAATAACAATAAAAAAACACCAACAAATAACCATTGTCCATACAAAGCAATGGTTGCAGGCAAAGTAACTACCATTGCTACCTTTACAAAGATCACTAAAAAAATACTTAGCACCGTTAAATAAGCAAATAGCCTCAATAAAAAATCACGACGTGTAAGCTGACTATTTTCAATTTTAGTATTGCCAACTTTAATGGTAATAGTAGGGCCTTCAATCATTTCTTGATCTATAACAGGGCGGTTAAAGGTTGCAATTGCTGCAAGCGCAGCAATTAAAAAACCGGGTAGGCCAGTTATAAATCCAGCGAGTTGATCTATTAACCCATCTTTAGTCGCAATAGTGGCAACATCAAAACATACAAACAGTAATGCTGCACTTAGCAAGGCAAGCACGAATGGTATACGCCAGTTATAAATTTTTCCAGCGGGGTGGTGCAATAATAAATAAGATATTGGCCTAGTTAGCTGGTAAACAATATTTGATGTCATATGTGCTCGAGCATTTTCTTAATAATGGGTTTGTGTATTAGATCAACAGACGTAGTTAAAGGTTCCGAAAAATCACTAATCTTTACTTTTTTAACATACTTCTCAGAGTTAACTAACATACCTGTATCAACATCTATATTAGCCGTATGTGATGCGTCCGTCTCATCTTTAAACGAAACTTTAAGCTCCTGCATGCCTAAGTCTTTTGCTACACCACGTCTAAATTTAGAAAGCCATTTATGATTACCCCCGGCTTTTAAAAGAGCTACTTTATCAATTTTTACTGGTATTTGTACTTCTCTAAGCTGGCTGTGCTTTTGCACATCATAACCTTCGACTTTACTCATTTCCCCAGTAATCAGCTTTATATCGTTAAACTCACCATTATCTACATCATTTTTAAATTGGTCTGACGCATGCCCATTAAAGTGGCATTTAAAGTAAGTTCTTATCGTTTTAGGCTTACCTTTTTCGTCCAAAATATTTTGCGGGTGTTTAATCTTAAACTCGTCTTCGTACTCACGTGCAACACGTTTCAACACTTCATTTAAATAGCGAGCAATGAGCTTGACGGGCAAATTAGGGGTTTGTTCATATAAGGCTAAATAAACGGTACTTTCCTGTTTAGATCCTTTAAAAATAACATGGCTAGAGAACTCAGTTCCGACATCATCGGTTTTGCTGTTTACTTTACGCGTGCTAGCTGCACCACCAATTTGACGGTGCACTTCATCAGCTAAAGACGTATCAACAATGTTTATCAATAGCTGCCATGTGGTAGTACTTCTATTATATTTCATATCTGCTATATAGAGCTCTTTCGGCTCTTTCGTACCTATCCTAACGTTAACAAGGTTTTTTTCACGTAAGGCGACAACTTTCTTCATCAGCTCATCTAGGGTAAGTTGGTTCGTTAACCCTGTTATGTGTGGCGTATAAGTTTTAGTGTATAAATTAAGATCTAAAAATAAGATATTGCGTTCATTTCTTTTTGCCATAGTTCCAACCTATTTCTTTATTAATTTATTATAGATCTTAAACAGATCGATTGATGCATTATCATTTTTACCAATCTTCTGCACTTTATTTATTGCTAAAATCCCACCAAAAACCTCAAACTTGTTTTCATCCTTCAAGCTATTGATAAGCAAAAGTTCTGAGTCTTTTTCGCTAATTTTATTCATTAGGCTTGTATTAGTTGCTTGATAGCTTGCGATCACATAGTCCTTCAATTGCACTTGCGTTTGTAAATGTTGCACTTGCATTTTCACTGCTTGATATGCATGTAATTCTTGTGGTGTTAGGTTTGATTCTGGAGGTAATAATTCAGCATAAGGGAGCGATAGATACTGATAAAATAGCTTTTCTATTTCAGTGAGTAATTCAGGGCATTCGTTTGGAGAGACTATAAGCTGAGTTTGGTTTTTTCTTTGATTTGTTGAAACATTAGCATCTATGCCTAAGTTCTGTAGGAATTCACCAAACCATATTAAATATTGAGAACAAATGTTTTTATATTCCGCAGGAAACTCAAAAATCTTTATGAAAACATCATCTTTTGACTGTTCTATTAAAATTTTATGAGCCTCTAACGAGCAATTTTCTATGTGATTAAGTGCTTTTGTTACATCCAATAACATTATTCGATTTTGATATTTTAACCTGTCTACCTCAATATCTAAGTCTACTTCTGAATAGTCATATGTGGTTACTTTAAATGGACCTTCTAAAAGAAGCTTTTCAAAAACTAAATTAAACTGTTTAAAAGAGTAGTAGTTTGCCCAATTTTGTAGTTCATGTTTAACACGAAAGCCTAAATGATATTCGGTAATACTCAAGTCTATAGATGCCCCATTTATTTTTGTATAATCTTCCTTGTTATAAATAAAATCTAATGGAATTTCAATATATTGTAACTTTAAAAGTTCATTAATCTCATCGTTATCTAGTTCAAAATCGTTGCGTAATGTATAAGAATAATCGGTGTTTTTTTCGAAGAATGTAATTTCCTCACCATTAATTAGGAATGAAATCCCATCATCAGTTTCTTTAAACTCTATTGTCATTTTTCACCCCCCGATAATATTTATTACTAAACCTCACCACAATGGGCGTTCCGTCTTGCTCACAGGTAACACTAATCTTTAATTTTTCTTGATGATCATGGTAAGTGGCTAAGTGAGTCATCCGTGTATTCATCTCTAAATCAGCAAGATTTACGGCCACTGCATCTAACATAACAATAGGGTCAAATGATTGGCTTTGATTACAAGGCGCTGTTTCCAGCATATACACCTCAGAGTAACTAATCACACCATCTGTTACGTCATAGCGTATAAGATGCTCATTAGTTTCAATTTCTATATTACCGGCGGCATTGGGTTTAACGCCTAAAATTTCACTTACTTTAGCAACGTCAAACCCATGATATTTATAAGGCCGCGTAAATTTCGATCCAACAAAAGCAACAGGTGGAGGAGTCGGCGCTACAGCAACAGGTACTGGTTTTCGCTTTTTATCTTCATGCCCACACCCAACCAATGCTGTAAAAACAGCAGCAACTATAAAAATATTTTTCATATAAATCCCTTTACTATTTTATTATCAATCCACTTTACGTGCTCGTTGTAGCACGCGTTCTACACGGCCAAGCACGCTAAAGCGCCCAGCGCTAATATCATCCGCCTCAACAAAAAAGCCAGAGTATGCGTTGTTGTCGCTGGTGATGTTATAGCCCTTACTTTTAAAGTCGTACTGTATACGTTTTACAAAAATCTCATCATCAAACCTCAGTACGCATACACCTTCACGTGCATCTGCAGGATCATCAATTAGCGATACCAAGGTTAAATCACCATCACACAAAGTGTGTTCCATACTATCGCCGCGTACAGGTACCACAGTTAATTTTTTATTATGTAAGTTATTTTGTTGCAGCCAACGGGTTGAAAGCTCAAAACGAGCAATAGGGTGCTCAGCAATAACTAAAGCACCTCCCCCCGCACTGGCCGCTAAGTCATATTGTGGCACCGCAGTTAAATCTGCGTGGCTGGTTTGCAGCGCTGTGATTTGTGTTGATGCTGCGGTGACTGGTAATGAATCACTTTTACAACCAGTAACCACATAATTGATATCAAATCCTAGCTTTGCAAGTTCAGACAATTTATCGGATGGGATTGGTTTACCAGCTTCCCATCGGATATATGTTCCCTTAGAAACCTCAATAGCTTCAAATACGTCTTTTTGATTTAAACCTAAAGATTCTCTTTCTTCTCTTAGTGGGTTCAATTATTTAAACCTATTTTAAATCAACAACCTAACTTTTAGGTTGAAAATATTGATCCTTAGTGCATTGACAGGGTTAATAAATTAAACCTATACTCACCACACATTAACAAAAACATTCTCTTTAAATCTCGCCAAAGAACTGAAAAGAGAATGTAAACCAAAAGGTACTTTACAATGAAACCAGAGCAAATTAAACAAGCCCTTGAAGAAAAAGGCTATTCACTGTCAATTGTTGCTACTGCGCTAGGTTTAAACCTATCGCATGTTAGCAGTGTTGTTTATCAACATACCACCTCATACAAAGTGGCTGCTGCCATTGCCAAGATTATTGGTAAACCGGTAGAAGTTATTTTCCCCGATGTACCTGCCTACATTAAAAACAAAGATTGTCGCGCTAAAAAAGTACAAGCGTTACGCGAGTTACTAGCCAGTGAGCAATAGCATCGGCAATCACGCGTATTAAATCAATGTAATTTTGCAAGAGATTTTTACCATGGAAAACTTAACAATGGCACAGCAAAAACAACTCACTAAAAGCATTCTAGATGCTGACGTAGCGCCTGATTGCGATATATACCACTTGTTTATTCATAGCGTGTGTTCAGCAATGAAACGCTCTGGCTTTAGTCGCCCAGTCATTGCAGACCGCATGAACGATGCACTCCGCGCTCAAAACAACGATGTAGACCAAGCCAAACTCAATAAATGGTTAGCCCCAAGTCAAAGCAACTATATGCCAATGCATTATTTGCCAGCGCTTTGTTATGCCGTGCGCTCAACAGAGCCTGCTAACGTGCTACTAAAACCTATTTTGTTTAAAGCCGTCGACCAACGCTCTCAGCTGTTACAGCAACACGCCGAACTGCAAATGGAGATAGAAGAGCGAACCGCCATGCAGCGTTATATTTCAGAGTCGCTACTCAACAACGATAACCAAGACTGAAAGCACCATCACACCACCCGATATAAAACCCATATAAGGCTAAAAACAATGACAATCAAAGACCAAAAACCGTCTGTATTTTGTAAAGCCAGCCGCATAAACGCAGCCGGAGGCCATTATGAGCACTGAGTTAACGGATCAAACATTCTCTGCCGAAGAGCAACAACAGCTAGCTGAAAAAATTGAATCTATGGCTACTCAAGTTCATCTAGTGATGCCTGACAATGTAGAAAGTGCATGGCAGCTAGTTATTCAGATGGAAGAGCAAGCACTTATAGATACAGCTAAGCGTGGCTTGGTGTACATGTCTATCAAAATGCATTCAGCCCACGGCGAGTTTGAATCGAAAATCCGCGAGCATTCATTAGCTCCTAGAACTGTCAGAGAATCAATGACTGTCGCAAAAATGTTTTTAGCATTGCCTGAGTCAAAACGGCGGACGTCCGCCGTTTTGAACATGAACAAAAGCAAGTTAATTGAAATGGCGCGTTTACCAGTTGAAACCGTTGAATCATTAGATGACGACGACCTAGACACACTCAATGACTTATCAGTGCGTGAGTTCCGTAAAGAAATCCGCAAACTAAAAGACAAGCACATCGAGCTTGAAGACCAAACGGCCACGCTTATAAACGCCCTAGAGACCGAACGCTTAACCAAAGCCCCTAAGCAAATGTACGAGCTGCCCATGCTGGTTGCACAGGTTCGCCGTGAGTCGTTTGCTCATAACGCGGTTATTAACCAATCCCTTGAGCAGTTTATTGCCATGACCGAGCAGCTCTGTAACACACGCGACCTTGACCTAAACCACCGCATAGGCGCAGCGCAAACAACGTGGCATTTATGGCTAGGCGTACAGCAACGCATTACCCACATGCTCAATCGTTTAAGTGGCGAGTTTGGTCCTGAGCATTTAGCCGGCGCTGAGTGCATACCGCAATTTTCCGAAGACGAATGGCAAGACGCCCAAACCAACCGTGAATACATGCTAGCCATGTTCAACGACCGTTTTAGCACTAATTCTAATAAAAAGTAGGAGAGAGCAATGCATCCTGCAGTTCAAAAATACAATAAGTTACCAAGCACAGGTAACGAGCTAAGTTGGCAAAATGCCAGCGAAACAGCCCGTAAAAAAGCCCAGAGTAAGGCCGTGTTAGTACGCCATTTACTGATTCAAGAATGTGGCTTACAAAAAGCGTTTGATGTGCTGGTAAAAGCATACCGTGCAAATACGGCGCTGGGCACAATAACAACGGCTATTGATGCGTTAGGTAAGTTACCAGGGCGCGCAACTATTTATAACTGGTGCAATGCCTATAAAGACAACGGTATTAATGGCCTATTACCTAACCACAAAGGTAAAGCACAAACTAAGTATAGCTGGCTTGCGCGTAGCCTTGAGCTTTACCACAGCCCAAACAGCCCAAGTTTTGCGCAAGTTGCAGATCAGTTAAACAAAGAGGGCTACAAGGCAGAGCATCACCAAGTACGCCGTTTTATAAATGCACTCCCGCATGAGCTAGGCCCACAAAGCCCGTATCGCATGGGTGCAAAACTGTACCGTGAAAAACATAAAGATCATTTGCTGCGCTCAACCGACAACTTAAAGCCTGGCGTTATGTATAACGGCGATGGCCACACGCTCGACGTATACCTGGCTCACCCAAAAACGGGCAAGCCTTACCGCGCCGAGCTAACCGCGTTTCAAGATGTTGCAAGCCGCTGCATTGTAGGCTGGGAACTCGGCTACGCCGAAAGCACACTCGACACCCTAGCAGCCATAAGCCGCGCTATTAAAGTGCATAACAATGTGCCCGCCATGTTTTACCTAGATAACGGCTCAGGCTACAAAAACAAACTCATGAACGACGACACCACCGGCTTTTATGCGCAGTTTGAAATAGACGTAATTTTTGCCATACCAGGTAATGCACGGGTTAAGTGGATAGAGCGGTTCTTTTTACACATGGAAGACCGCGTTGGTAAACGCTTTAGCACCTATTGCGGGCGCGACCATGACGATCGCCACAAACAGCTAGTACTTAAAGAGGCCAAGCAAGGCAAAAAAGCGTTACCCACAGTAGACGAGTGGATAGCCGAATTTAAAGCCTTTTTAAACGATTATCACAATAGCGCACACCCAGAGGTTAAGGGCAAAACCCGCCAACAAGTATGGGACGAAAACATAGAGCGCGTACCACCCGTAGAGGGCGATTTTGTCATGTTACCGCGCGAAACCGTCAACATTCGCCGTGGCCGCTTTCGCTTGCATCAACGTGACTACAGTGCCGACTTTTTACACCAGTTTAATGGCCAAGAACTCATTGCCGCCTACGACCTACACGACGACAGCTACACCAAGCTTTATAAGCTAAACGGGGAGTTTTTAATGTTCGCTAACTTAAAAGCTAAATCGCATGCCGTGCCATCGTCGCGTATTGAGCAAGCCGAAAGTGCGCGCCGCACTGGTCGCTTAAAACGCATTGACACCAAACGCCGCGAAATTCAAGCCCAAGAAAATGACGAACGCATAGTTGATCTTGATTCAATCACTAAGTTTGCAGCCCCGATCACGGCAATAGCCGAACAAAAAAGCACAGTAAATATTTTTGATTTTGATGTATCGCCAGCACGGCCACAGCACGAAATCGACCTAGACGAATTATTAGACCAACCCAAATTACGTAAGGAACAAACCTATGAGCTATAGCCAACCACACCCATACACAGCCGAGCAAACCCTGCGTGTTGAGCTGATTAACCAAGAGCTTAGTACCACAGGCATGACCGCCGAAGAATTAAACTGTGGCTTTGCATTGCAGTCAGTTAAAGAGGTACTGGCAAACAAATGTACCATCAACCCTGAAAAGGTCATTGCCAAAATGTGGCATCAGTTATTTGGTGAAGCAGCCATCACTGAGGTTGAAAAGCGCAACGGCTTTAATAAGTCATACAATAGGGCTGATCGCGAGCTAGCAGCGCGTATTTGCCTGCGCCTGCAATCACCACAAATACGCGAGCAAAACATTACTAGCGCCAGTATTGCGGTAAGTATGGGTAAAAGCCCTGCATCTATCAGCCAATTAATTAATGGTAAGTACAACGCCAAACCCACTAAACACTTGCATGACATTTGGGCACTTATTCGCCCTGCAGACATTGACCAAGGCAAGCCAAGTGACGAACGTAAGCAAATAAATATTGTGTACGGCGATGTGCGTTTTATTCCTACCAGCACATCAAAACTTATTGCCATGGCATGTGACCAAGCGCGCCAGCGTAAGCGCTTTACGGTGTTTGCAGGCCAAGCGGGCTTAGGCAAAACCAAGGGTATAACCGAGTATTGCCGCCATAACAAAGAGGCTATTTTAATTGCAGGTAGTGAGCAAACCAGCAGCACTCAAGTACTTGAACAACTAACCACAGCCCTAGGCTTATCACGCTGCCCAAGTGCTTATAAAAACATGCAAAAAATTATTATGGCGCTGCGCGACACAGACCGCTTCATTATTTTAGACGAAGCCGACAAGTGCAAACCAAACTCACTCGATCCACTGCGTACTATTAGCGACCAAGCCATTGTAGGTGTAACGCTGGTTGGCAATATTCAACTCGTAGACAAGCTGCAAACCCAAGAACGCTACGAACTCATAGCAAGCCGCGTGTGCTTTTGGCCTAAACCTATCGGCCAAATAACGGTTGAAGACATTCGCACCCTGTTTTTAGAGCTAACCGAGAGCACAGTAAAACTCGCCCAAGACGATGCAAAGTGGTGGCAATGGCTGCACAAACGCGTTGAGGGTAACGCACGCGAGCTGGTTGAAAACCTACTCCCGCATTTGCTTAACCACACCAACAAAAACCCAGACACCGCCGTAGACAAGCTGTTAGTCAATGGCATTTTTTCATCAGTACTTAATAAACCAGCGGTTTAAACGCTGTTTAAACACATTTTAAATAAGGATTTAATCATGGCATTTTCAATTAATTTAAACACCCAGCGCTTTACCGCACGTTTAGCAATAAACGACACCATAAGCACACAACACATGCTGGCTGTGCTTGCCGATAAAGAAGGTTCAGGCGAGTTTATCGACAGCTGCAACGGTAATATCAAAGCCGCATTTTCAATGCTAATAGCTGAAAAGCTGTTTACCATTCAGCACGTTTTAGGCGTTAAATCGGCTGAGCAATTGGCTATTCGCTTTAATAACTTACACCCAAAACTAGCGCGTGTTTATACACAAGGCGTTAGCGATTGGGGTATTAAAGTCATCAATTTACAACCCGCCATTGCGTTTGAGTTTATACCCATGGAGCAAAGCGCATGAGCAACTTGATCCAACAAATCAAAATTGCACAAAAGGCGGCGGGTATTGAGCAAGACACTCACCAACTTAATGTGGCCTACGTTAGCAACCAGCGCACCAACACTTGCACGGGGTTAACCAAACTTGAGCAACAGCAGCTGCTAACGCGTTACCGCTCAATGAACCCAAACGCAGGTAAAAAGCAGTTACCGCCACAGCTAAAAATGATTTACAGCCTGTGGGGGCAATTAAGCCGTGCAGGCGCAGTAAACATTGACTCAAAACAAGCTTGCGACACGTTTTGCGAAAAGCACTTACAAGGTAAAAAGCTAAGCCAAAGCGCCCAGCAATGGCCGCACATTATCGAAGTACTTAAACAGTGGCTTGAGCGCCATAAAACAAAGCAGGGGGCGTAAATGGCAAATTACGAAGAGTATCAAAACTTTACCATTAACCCGCGTAAGCCAGCTTATACCGAAGAAGTACGCTATCGCCCAGTTAAAGCAGCAGACCGCGAAAAGTGCCGCATTCGCCGTGATGTAGAGGCATACCAAGAGCAGCGCCGACTAGACAGCGAAAACGGCTTAGATTATTTATTTGAGGAGCAATCATGAGCGAATCAACCATAGATTTACGGGCATTACCCCATGGCCTGCGCCGCATAGTTAAGCACTTAGGGGTTGAAAAAACCATTGCCGTGCTTACCGAGCAACAAGGGCAGATGTTTTATATCCCTGAAAAGCCAACCGAGGATCACGAAGTAGTAAAGGTATTTGGCAAAGCCCTAGTGCAAGAGCTTATAAACGCCAACGTAGGCTCAAGCTACCAAATACCCATGCTGCACAAGGTGCTTATGCAAATTCGTAATCAACAAATTTGCCAAGCCCTGGACGCTAAAAGCAGCAACATTCAGCAGCTGGTTAAACAATTTAAGATCACCCGTCAGCAAGTAAGCAGTATTTACAGTGCATACCAAGACGAACAGGCGCACGAAACACAATTAAATTTAAGTTTGTAAGGGGTTATAAAAATGAAATCAGGCGAAATTACACGGTTTGATGTACAAGCAAAATGCCCACATTGCGAGAACGACACTACAATTTTCCAGAACGAACTTGTAGATGGTGAAGCCGAATGCCAGCACTGTGATGAAGTATTTGAAATCAGATTAGATGAAGAGTATTAGGGGGCTTCATGGAACTTTTAAAAGACATTAAAGCCGAGTGTCAGGCATTTTTTAAAGCCGCATCACTTAGAAAAAAAGCGGTTATTAATTACCAATGCCCAGCATGCCAGCACACGTTAAAAACGTTACGCCCTCCAGAGGGTGAGATATATAACGATCACACTGTGTGCATTCATTGCTGGTTTGAATTTATCCGCATTACCGATGGTGTTGAGGTAAGAATTCAAACCATCCCCAAGCACAAACATGCAAAGCAATAACTTTGTACTGCTCACTGCCTTGCAACTTAGCGGCGGTAAAAAGCCAAAGCGGTGGCAGTACGAATATGGTCTAAATCTATTGGCCCGTTACATCAACCAACGAAAAGTTATGGGGTTAGATGTAACGGGTTTAATGGAAGAGTATAAGGAGGCTTATTTAAAGAAAAAAGTTGACTAACAGCGATAAAATTTATAATATTTTAATCGCTGAGAGAACAGCACACCTTGCCACAACGGTAAAACAAACACTCCTAATGACAAATCTAAGATTTATTTATTTAGGGCATTTAGTTTAGTGGCGAGCTAGCAGCCAATATTTTAACTAAATAGGTGATTCTTATGAACTTCAAATTATTATGCGATAATTCAATCGCAGTAAAAAAACAAACTCAAATATCGCGTTTTTCTCTAAAATCTTTTAATAGCAAGGTCAAACTAGGGTCTGCAAAATTTTTAGATATATGGACTCAAACATTTAACTATGAAGGTTGGCAAGACTTTATAAGAGATGTGAATGGGCATAGTGATAATAACAATATTGCAATAATCACTAAAGAAAACTACGAAGAAGTTTCAAAAAAATTGCATAAGCAACTCCCAGAGTATTCCCTTGAGCAAATTAAATGGTCTGTTATAAGTGCTTATATTGAGGGTTTGAGCATTGATAGTGAATTAATTAAGAAATTATTAATTCGCACTATGCCAATGCCTTTAAATCAAAAATTTACTGAAATGCACGAATTAGGTCTATTAGATTATAAAACACAGTATTCAGAGTCGATTAAAGACGAAATTATTATTGGCTGTCCACCTACAGAGCTTGGACGTTACGCTGCTGCTATATCTAAAGAGAAAGAAGTCGGAGAACCTTTAGCTACACTAGAAATTGTTAGTTTTGGTCTTCCCATGTCTCTATGTAAATTAGAGTTAGTGAGTAGTTCAAGCTCATTAGCTTGGTGAAATATTTTTAATATTTAACTTCAACAGGCTTGTTTTCTTGGATAAACGAGCCTTTTTTATATCTTTATCTTGTGAGCGCCAAACTTAGACTTAATGCAAGGATAAGACGCTACTAACTTGATATTTTATTTTTAAAGTACCAGACTTAACTGGATTTATTTGAGCGCCTGTGGCATTCAGACACTATATAAATAAAACTTACTTACTTGTCAGTTTCATTTAGTTTTTGGTAAATATCAATTCCTTTGTCTACCAACACTACGATTGCGGTAGTGATTTTGATTGCCAAAAAAAACTCGGCTCCGGTCATAATTATTTCCTGTTGTTTGTATGGCGAGTTGCCAACACATTCAACCAGAGTGTGAATTTCAGTAAGGCTTTAATCCTTGTTGGATTACTGTCCTCTTATATCTTAAGAATGGTTAAGCTCTGATAGATATAATTCGTCAGGTCTCATTAATAAATTTTAATTAGAACCAATAGTTACAGAATTTACATTAAATTAAGCATGTTTCATATTAATATCTTCTAGATATTCGGATATTTTTCGTAGTAACCTAATAGACAAGCTCTACAACCCCTAGCCGCAAACAAGTTTACAGTGTTACCCAATCCCCTAAATTGATTTACTACCAGCATGACAAATACAGTGCATGCGCCATTTATTGAGTTTTTAGCTCAACAAATTATTAAGGCCAGTTCTAAAGCCGAGCAAATAGCTATCTCTCGCCGTTGCCCGTTACAAGACCTGCCCGCATTGCGTACCTGCGTTAAAGCGCTGCTAAACCCAGCTAATAACAAACCAGTACGCAGTACTCGCTTACCTGCCTGTTACGTCCTAACAAAACAACGTTTAACCACAATGAGGACTCAACAGCATGGCGCTTAAACAAAGAGTGGCCGTACCAACAGCACCGAGCTTTATATTTCAGGAGTTGGTACCAAAAGCCACGTTTGAACTATTTAAAGACACCCCATTATTCTTACTCAATTTATTTGATGATCGCGCATTGCGTATGCTGCAAAAGCTACGTGATAAATTCGGCCCATGCACCGTAAACAACTGGTACTGGGGCGGCGCTAATCAATACCGTGGCTATCGTGCGCTTGATTGCGCAATAGGTGCAAAACGCAGCCAGCATAAGCTAGGCAAAGGCTTTGATTGCAGTTTTGAAAACTACACAGCTCAGCAAGTACGTGATTACGTATTAGCCCACCCGCAAGAATTCCCCTACATCACCGCCATTGAAGGACAAGTGAGTTGGTTTCATTTTGATGTACGCCCACCTACATGGACTGGCATTAAAGTATTTAACCCGTAAGGACCACCCATGAATCAAGAACAAGAAAACTTATTATTTCAAGCCATAGGTGAAATACAGGGCAGTCAGGCGGCTATTTTAAATGACTTAAAAGACATTAAAGCCGACATTCATCAAAGCATCGAAAAGAGCGAAGCGCGTCAAAAAGAAATAACCGACGGCTTAAGGCTTGAAATTAAAGCGAGTGAAAAACGCCAAACTTCAGCAGTTGAAAAACAAGAACTCCGCTTAGCTAAAGTTGAAGAAAAACTGACTAACCAACGCATTAAAGTGGCTGCTATGGGCGGTACAGCAGGTTTAGCCGTGTCGCTAGTTGCGTATGCTGTAAAAAATGGGTTGATGAACTAATGGCGCACCCTGCAGAAAAGAAAAACGCTGTACGCCACAGCTATGTAAACGAGCTGCTAGCGTTAAGTGTTGCCGCCATTAAACACAGCGTGGCCGACGGCACAGCACGCCGCTGGAAAATGGAAGCCAAAGACAACGGCGACGATTGGGATCTATCCCGTGCAGCAAGCCGCCGTAGCGAAGGCACAGCAGGGGAGTTTACCACCGACTTTATTGAAGAGTTCACCATTCAAGTAAACGAAACCTTTGAGCTGTTAAAATCAGCCGAGGGCGCAGCGTTGCCACTTGACCAGCGTACCAAAATACTGAGTTCTCTCACCGATATGATGAGCAAAGTAATGAAGGTATCAGGCGGTAATAAAAAGCTTGAAAAGCGCACCATTGCCGCTGAAGTAGTAAAAATTCTTGCTAAGTTTGTATCAACCAAATACCCCGAATTTGCCCCTGAGTTTGTTGAAATACTTACCGCGTTTGGTCCTAAACTCGATCAGGAGTTAGAAGACTAATGGCCGATATGAATTCACGCGAGTTCTTAGCTGAAATAGAGCAAATTACCGGCTCACTACGCCGCGATATAGAAGCCAAAGAGCGCAATATAGATCCAAGCCCCGCAGCGATTAAAGAACGCCGCAAACGCGTTCTTGGCGGCGACTTTGAGTTTTTTGTGTATACGTATTTCCCGCATCATATGTGGTTAGACGACGATCAAACAGCCTCAGAGTTCCAACGCTATTTTATGAACTGGTTCCCCGAAGCCCTCAAGCTTAAAAACGGTTGGAAAAACTGGTTTGTTGCCCCGCGTGGCGAGGGTAAAAGTACCCTAGGTGTAAAAATTGCCCCTGTGTATGTGGCGGTGTTAGCACTGTTACAAGACCCTGACGTATGCCAGGAACTGGGCTTACAGAAGATAAAGCAGTTTATCGATTTTGTGATCTTGTTTGGCGCTGAAACTAAAATGCCAACCAAAACATTAGAGGTCGTTAAAACTGAGCTGCTTAACAATAATAATCTCGCGTTAGACTTTCCCGAAGTATGCACTTCATCACCCGTGTGGAAGTTAGGCGAATTTGTAACAGCACAAGGCGTACGCTTTGAAAGCCGTGGGGCTGAGCAATCAGTACGCGGTACGTTCCACGGTGCCAGCCGCCCTAAATTACTGCTATCCGATGACATTATTACCGATGCCGAGGCTAAATCACCCACAGAACGCGATAACCGTTGGCGCTTCCTAGAAGCCGCCGTGCAATACCTTGGCCCACCGGATGGCACCGTAAAATTCTTAGGTGTAAACACTGTTTTAAATAACGATGACCCAATAAGCCGAGCCGAAGAAGCACCAGGGCACATTGTTCATCGCTTTAAAGCCATTAAACAAATGCCTGAACGCATGGACTTATGGGAGCAATGCCGCGATCTAATGGTGCATGACGACAAACGCTTTGAAAAACGCGCCGCCGCCAAAGGCGAAGCCGTATCAACCGAGGCTAAACCGTCATTTAAGTTTTGGTTAAAAAACAAAAAGCAAATGCTTAAAGCCGCCAAAACTAGCTGGCCAAGTGTGCGCACGCTGTACGATTTAATGTGTATGTGGGCAGCTAATAAGCGCGAGTTTAACCGCGAAATGCAAGGCATAGCCAAAAGCGACGAAGAAGCCATATTTTATCAGTTTGATTTTTGGGTTGATCGCCTAAGCGATTGGGTGCCGTATGGTGCGTGTGACCCAAGCATGGGCAAAACCGAAAAAGCTGATCCCAGCGCAATATTAGTGGGTTTTCATTCTAAAGATTTACAAAAACTACACGTTGAATACGAAAGCCGCAAAGTACGTGGTACCAGCCGCTTGCTTAATGACTTAATACGCGCCCAAAAAGAATATAACTGCCGTGTGTGGGGGTTTGAAAATAATAACGCCTTTGATTTTATGCGCAGCCAGTTTATTAAAACAGGGTTAGAGCAAGGCATTGCGCTGCCTTTACGTGGCGTTACCGCAACCATTTCAGCGGAGGAACGCATAGGATCACTTGAAACCTACGTTACCAATACCCCCGCACAAATTGCCTTTCATTCACGGTGTCGTTTACTGCTCGACGAGCTTGAAAACTGGCCAGAAAAACAAACAGCTCATCACTACGATTTAAGCTGTGCCATGGCTATTTTATGGATGATAGCCAGCACCGGTGCAGGCGGTATACCGCGTGTAAGTAGCCGCAAAGTCACTAAACAAATAAGGGGCTATCATGTATAGCAAGCCACGCATTAAATCTACAGCATACGCTGCGCTTAACCGTATGTTTGACCAAAACCGGATAGATCCAAACCTTACGTCGCTTATCACTGAGCTACCAAACCCTGATCCAATCCTGCGTCGCGCAGGTAAAAACACCGCTATTTATGAAGAAATAGCCCGCGATGCCCATGTTATTGGTGAATTACGCTCACTACGTAGCGGTTTATTTAGCTTTAATACCGAGCTTGTGCCAGGCGGTGACGATGCAGCTAGTTTAAAAAGCTATGAACTCGCCAGAGCGTTTTTTGCTAAAAAACCATGCCCACATACCGAATGGGCCGACATGGATTGGCACAACTATAGCGCTATTTTAAACGGGTTTAGTGTCACCCATTTAGGCAAGTACATTAAACAGGATGGTCATTGGCAACCTGACTATGTAGAGACCTGGCGCAACAGCCGCTTTGCATTTAATAGTGATCACGAACTGCTGGTAAAAACCAGCGAAAACCCACAAGGCGAGCTAGTCGATCAACGTCGTTGGTCGTGCGTTCGCCACATGCCAAGCGCCGAAAATCCCTATGGTATTGCATTATTAAGTAGCTGCTTTTGGCCATGGACGTTTAAGCACGGCGGCTTTAAGTTTTTTGTACAGCTGTGCGAACGCTTTGGTATTCCGTTCCCTGTGGGTAAATACCCTGTTGGATCACAAGATAAAGACATCAATAATTTACTCGATGGCTTAGCTAAATTAGTGCAAGACGGCATTGCAGCCATACCTGATGATACGACAATTGAGATCATCGAAAGTAAACTCTCTGGTGAGCCAGTACCTGAGCGGCTCGTTAACTTTTGTAATGCAGAAATAAGTAAAGCACTAACAAGTCAAACCCTAGCAACGGAGCAAAAAAATGGCGGTGCACGCGCGGCCAGTGAAACCCATGCAAAACGTGCGGGCGATAATCAACGCTCAGACAGGGCGCTTGTCGCTTCTTTTCGTAATCAAGTTTTAAACGCGTTACACACAGTAAATTTTGATGGTGGCGAGCCGCCTAAATTCATCTTTAAAGACAAACGTGAGATCAACACAGACACCGTAACCCGTGTGCGTGAGTCTGCCCGCATTGTACCTGTTGGTGTTGATTGGGCGTATACCGAACTCGGTATTCCTAAGCCTAAAGATGGCGAAGAACTGCTAGATGTACCCGACGAAGGCCACGGTATTGCCACTGCTGCAAAAACCGAGTTTGCCAAAAAATCAGCTGGTAGCGTCGAACTTACCGACGAATTTGACCTGTTTGATCACGCAACAGACGACACCATTAAAAAGCTTTTTCATTTTGCTCAGGCCGCTAAAGACCTGGACGAACTTAAACAAAAAATCACCTCAGAATTTCCTGATATTTCAGACTCAGCACTGGCAAACGTTGCCCAAACGGCAATGGAGTATGAGTTTATGGCAGGCATGAACGAGGCTAATTCTAAAACTGTGGAGATAGACGATGAATAACGTTCCTGACGGATATTTAAAAGACGGCAAAGGCAATTTAGTGGCTATTGCAAACATCAAACAAACCGATTTGATCAAAGATGAGTTTGTTAAAAAAGCCATTGATAAAGCCGTTGAAATGCAACAAACACTGGCTGAATTTAAGCAAGATTTAATGGCCGAAGCAGACGATTTTATTGAGCTATTAGCCCAAGAGCATGGCGTTAACTTAGGCGGTAAAAAAGGCAATGTGACACTACGCACCTTTGACAGCCAATTAAAAGTAACCCTGCAAACCCAAGAGCGTATTGAATTAGGTCCTGAATTAGCGCTCGCTAAGCAGTTAATAGATCAATGTCTGGACGAATGGACTGAGGGCGGTAATCAAAACATTAAAGCCATTGTAAGCAAAACGTTCAATACCGATAAGCAAGGATCACTTAATCCACAACGCATTTTAGCCCTGCGTAAACTCGAAATTTCAGACGATTCAGGCAAATGGACTAAAGCCATGAATATTATTGCTGAGTCTGTTGGCGTGGTTGATTCTTGCCGTTTTATTCGCTTTTACAAGCAAGATGATAAAGGTATAGAGCAACCAATTTCACTCGATATTGCAAAGCTGTAGCGGGGCGGTTATGACCATCACAAAAGAGCAATGGATAGAGCTAGAAAAACACTTAACTGGGTACTTTTGCTCAGCCATTTTCAAATTCGGAGAGTTTGAAATAACCGTGACACGCGGGCGTGTATCTGAGTCGAAAACCAGTTTAGTTGTGTATGTCGACGATGTAATTAAAGGCGATTGGTACTCTAAAGATAACGAACGCCCTGCGTGTATTCCTGATGTTTGGCGCAAACGAACCCGCGCCAAATACACAGCCAAATCAATTAAAGAAGCTGAAAAAGTGTGGGGTAAACGCCGTGCAAAAAAAGAAATGCCAGAGCTTTACGAAAAAACTGAATACCACACATGCGACTTTACAACCGCTAAAAGCCTCGTTCGTCAGTATAAAAAACTGGATGGTTTAGAGCTTATTAAAATTGGTGGTAAAACTTACAACAACTATATAAAGGTATAATTATGGAACCGGTAACAATAGCACTTGCGCTTGCTAAACTAACAGGTTTAGACACTAAAATAGGTAAGTGGATAGGGGGCGACAATGGCGCTAAAGTAGCGTCTAAAATCGTCGATATAACACAAACTTTAACAAATACGGCTTCGCCTGATGAGGCATTAAACAGCCTTAAAAGCTCAGAATCATTAAAAAATGAGTTAAGAACAACCCTCTTAAATCGTGAAAAAGAGCTTGATGATTTAGCGTTTAAAAACACCCAAAGCGCACGCAATATGCAGATAAAAGCGCTCAATCAAGATGATAAATTCTCTAAACGTTTCATCTATTATTATGCGTGGTTTTGGTCATTTTCAACGGTTATTTACATCGGATGCATTACATTTTTAACCATTCCAGAGACCGCAACACGCTTTGCAGACACCATTTTAGGCTTTATTTTAGGCACTGTAGTGGCCTCAATATTGAATTTTTTCTTCGGAAATAGCCGCGATAATTCGCGTAGAAACGAAATTCAAGACATTCAACAGTCGCTAAAAGAGCACTAATATGGCATTACCAGCTCCACAATATGGCGACCTTGTTAAATTTAAGGAAGCCATTTCTCATTTTAAAGACAAAATTAAGCTTACAAGTGAGTCATATAAAGACTTACAGGGCTTAATTCATGCCAAAGCGTTTACTGTTGCAGGCGCAACACAACTAACAATTCTCAATGATTTTTATAAAGCCGTTGATGCTGCAATTAGTGACGGCGAGACAATATCGGACTTTAGAAAACGCTTTGACAAAATAGTTGATGATCATGGCTGGTCATACAATGGTAAACGAGGCTGGCGATCAAAAGTCATTTATCAAAATAATAAAAACACCGCGCGAGCAGCTGGCCGTTGGCAACAACAAGAACGGATCAAACAGCGCAGGCCTTATTTATTATATTTAACTGCTGGCGATAGTCGCGTTAGACCTGAACACGGCAAGTGGAATTACATTTTATTACCAGTCGATCATCCGTTTTGGGATACGCATTATCCACCAAATGGTTATAACTGCAGGTGTAAGGTGGTATCACTTAATGCGCGAGATATTGCACGCATGGGTTTATCAGTTAGCAAACCTGAAAAAGTTAATAAATTTATGGAGTCATTCAAAGTTGTAGATTCATCAACAGGTGAAGAACTTAATAAATTGCCAGGCATAGATTTAGGCTGGGATTATAATCCGGGCAAAGCATGGTTAGGTGCAGATATAGCAGCAGGAAAATCAGTTATAAATTTATCAACGGACTTACAAAAATTAGCAATCCCACAATTTAACGAAGCCGTTTTGAAATCTCAGCAGTACTATATAAAGCAGATAAATTTACACGCAGCAAAGTTAGCGCTTAAAAAATCCAGAGCTGATGGCCAGCAATTTACGCTAGGGCACTTGCCTGCAAATTTATTAAATGAATTGTCACGTAAAAACGCACCTATATATAGTAGCGCCGTTACAGTTGGCAGCACTCAAATTGAAAAACTTTTAGCGGGTCAACTTAGTCTTGAACAAATACATGATCTAATGAACGCAGTTCAAAAACCAAATACGTTTGCTTATATAGGCAACCAAATAAAATTATCGTATCAAGGCTACATGGTCACAATTGAACTAGGACCACAGTTTAATACGATTATATTTGCCGAAAAGGTTTAAATAACCACGTTTTGAAGATTTAAAGAGCGTTTAAATGGTGTTTAAACTCAGTTTTAAGCATGTTAACACTCAAAATATCTCGTTTAAAACGCCAAATAAGCAGGAATAAGTGGATTTATGGCGTTTAAACTTGGTTTTAAGCACGTTAACAATCAAAAAATATCTAGTTTTAAACGTAAAATGAGCAGGAATAAGCGGGTTTTGGGTCATTTTGAACGGGTTTGTCTAAAAACAAGCGTAATTCAAAGTTAAGGATTTACACGCTAAAATCAGTACAAACCCAGTAACGGCGCGGGTTTCCGCAAGGCAAGGGCGAAAATATCCATATCTTTATTATTCTACAAACGAACAACCCCTTACAGTAATATCCTGTAAATTTCCTTATTTAACATAATATAAATTATAGGCTATAACGTATGCGCGAATGCGCCCCTTGAACTTGGGTGAATGATGCCGTAATTAACAGCAAACCCGCTACACATGCAGCGCTAATCTTTTTTGCAACTTCAGTCCATGCACTAACTTCTTCTTTAGTTTTTGAGCGTTCAATAGCTAATTGAATTAATTCTGGCTTGAAATCAATTCCCATCTCTTTGCAAATAAAAATACATTGATTTGCTGTTAAGTGCCTTTTGCCTTTTCTAATTTCACTGATGTTACTTTTAATGCAATTTTCAAGGTCAGCTACAACTTGTTTGTCTTGACTGTACCCTTTGAATTCTTTGTATTTATCAATAAGTTCGGAACTAAATGCCATACGTCCTCCTAGGATTTATCTAATTATAGTTTGTAATAACTTTAAATAATAACTTGACGGTAGCCAAGGTTGGCGACTATTATCCGCTCAGTAGCCACTTTAGGCTACTAATAATATATTCAATGTCCAATACTGAATAGTATCGGACTTTATAGGGAAAATACGGATATGAGCTTAGAATTATTACAAGAATTAAATCTCACATTATCAAAATATCTTTTAGATAATTTTTCTATCTTAATTTCTGAGCCTGTAACTATTGTTATTTTTTTAGCCGCATATCTTTTTATGGTTCTAATGGCTTTGATGGTTATAAACATAATAACTAAAGATACTTACTCATCAAATAAGCCCTCTTTTAAACAAGGAAATTAGAGTTATGAGTTCAATCAAACGCACACTTGAATTAAATAGTGATGAGACAAATGAGCTAATCTCTGTATTAGCTGCTTCTAAAGTTAAGCATCAAACTGATATTGATTTACTTAAAAAAGCATTAGATAAAGCATTAGATAAAGAAATAGCTCCACATCCACTTCTTCAGTGGTCAATTACTTATTCAAATGAGCGTTTAGCTGTAATCGATTCGCTTATTCAACAAGTAATTAATGGCTCTGCTGAATTAAAGGTTTCAGAATGAACTCATTATCTAATGCCCAATATTCTCAAGTTTTCCCGCTAAAAACAGCGATAAATCTGACTGCAAATTTCGACAAAGTGCATGCAGATATAAGCATTCACAACCCAAATAATAAGCCAGCAACAGGCTTCTATTTCGATAGTAAAGCCTTCAGAAATCGTATTTTTAAGACGCATTCAAACCTTTCTCACATGCTAAGTACAGGATATTTTTTAGCCGAAAAGTTTAATGATTTAGCTGAAGCTGACAGACGATTAAAGCATGCTGATACAGTTTTAAAACGTGGAAATCCTGTCTTTGGTTATATAAACCTTTCATGTTCAGATGATGAACTTTGTGAAATTTCAGACCAAAAAGCACGCTATTGTGAACTAGAAATAAGCAAACTAGGCTACACTTTCAGAACCTTTAAGTTGCTCCGTGGTTATATAAATTCCTTTGATATTCAAGAGCCTGAACTGGTTTCACCATATTGCACACACATTGCAGCTGATTCTTTAACTGGTATTTTAAACCGCTTCGCCGACCCAATTTTCTGGCGTCGTAAACTACGCAAAATCCAAGCGTTTACTATTGAGCAATTAGCCCGAGATTTAAGACTCGTACATAAAAAAGCCAGTGCTTATGTATCACAACCAACAATTCAAAACCGCCGAGAACGTAAGCGCAAATCAGCCGAAATAATGTCTGATTTATTTGTTGTTCCAAACGATGCAAACCCGTTTGATGAGTTCGAAACACTGCAATCAATTATTGAACGTTCGCACACATCAGGCAAACAGCAAGCAGCCGAACTAATGGTTCGTATTCGTGGTTTTGAAGAACTAGCAGACATGCACGGCCACCGCGGCGAGTTTTATACTTTATCTGCGCCTAGTCGTTTTCATGCAGTTCACCATACAGGCCGACCAAATAATAAATATGATGGTTCAACCCCTCAGGATGCACAGGAATATTTTAACGGTATTTGGAAACGTGCCCGCGCCCTATTCTCAAAGCAAAATTTACGTCCTTATGGGTTTCGAGTTGTAGAGCCACACCATGACGGTTGCCCACATTGGCACATGCTTTTATTCATGGAAAAAGGCGATGCAATACAAGTTCGCGCAATCATGAAAAAGCTGTGTACTGAAGATACACCCACCGAATTTAGAACAAGTAGCACCCGCTTTAAGGCCATTACGATTAATAAAAGTAAAGGCTCTGCTGCTGGTTACATCGCTAAATACATTACTAAAGCGGTGACTGGTGACAGCATAGACAAAGTAATTTGCTCGCAAGCTGGCGAAATGAAAATACTTCCAGCGGATGCCGCAGAACGTGCATCTACTTGGGCTAGCACTTTTGATATTAGACGTTTTCAGCAAATTGGTGGCCCTTCGGTCACTCTTTGGCGTGAACTTAGACGATTAGGTCAGGGTGACACTGGCAAATGTGAGGTTGCAAACGCAATGAATACAACACTAGATACAGTTTCAAAATACGCACTTGAGAAGGTACGCCAAGCCGCTGATTCATCAGATTGGAAAGCGTTTTGTCTTGCAATGGGTGGCGTACAAGTTAAACGCAAAGACCAAACGCTACGCATTCACTACCAGCTCCCCGATATTGTTGATCGTATCACTGGGGAAATTAGCCGCAGCGAAACCAAATCGCCCTACTTTGCGACTAAATACGGCGACCAACCAGCAAATCGTATTCTTGGTGTTGCATGGGATGCTGTTGTTGTTATCACTCGCCGCGGTACTACCCAGATACTCACTGAAAAAGATATTAAAGCTCAACGTAAAATCATGTGTGGTGTCTCTGAGCAGATACAAGGCTGGCATGATGACGGGCGTTTATTCGCACCTAGCGATGAAGATATGCAGTTCCTTGAAGCGTGTGCTTTGGAAGATTATCAAAACATGTGTCTATTCATGGACTACGAAGCTCTGGCTGGCAACATTTCGAGCGACGAAGTCGCGAGCTTGGACTTGTGTCATTAACTGTAACTATTAATAAAATCAAACCCAATTGGAGAAATTATGAATATTGAAGGCGCTATAACAGACTTAGTAAATGTTAATCGTACTGATGACAAAGGCGCTCCCCTGCCCACTACTGGGGAGTTTAAGTTGCATACTAAAAACCCTGCTCAGATTCTTTCTGTAAAAGTCTCAGCAGACCAATTTAAAGATGGCACTTACCAGTTGCTTGAACATCTTCAATCTGATCCAAACGGTTGGGGTTTAAAGCCTGTGATATTAAATATCGAATACTACGAAGGCGCTAACGTTGCTCGTCAAATGGATTGGAAAGGTTTTCGTCTACATAGCTTACCAGTTGAATCTAAACAGGCAGCAAAATAAAAATGGCTCAATGTGTTGCTATCCAACCCGACCAAACATTAAAAGCTGTAACTGGCGTTTGTGATTTTGTGATTGTTACACAAGCTGAATTTGATTTATTGCAACAACAAAATTTAGTAAACGTTCTCAATGAATTGTTTGCTTTTGACTTGGCCACTTTCGGCCTAATTAACTCGGCGGCCTTGGTCGCTTTTATGACAGCTCATTGTGCCGGTCGTGTCGTCCGAACCATGGGCAAAACTTAACCTAAAGGAAATACAACATGAACATTAAAAATATCTTAGTTTCAAAACGCGCTAAAGCTGGTCTTTTAGTTACTGCAACGCTTGGCTCTGCGTCTGCATTTGCTGCTGACCATAGCGCGGCTATCAATACAGCGGTTACTGATGGTAGCGCTAACTATTCGTTAATTGTTACTGGTGTAATTACTGTCGCTGCAATTGGCTTTGCACTTGGCATGATTGCGTCAAAACTACGTAACTAATGGTGACATCAATTGGCCTTGCGTCATTTCTGGTCTGGTGCTTCGTCGAAGGATTCTCCAGTGGCGTAAGAACCAGTTAATAACAACGGCGGGTAAAACCGCCCATTTTTTAAAGGCGCTTACATGCGATTACTAATATTTTTATTGGCGCTTAGTAGCGCTTTTTTTGTTTCTAAATCTCTTGCTTTGTCCTATGACCCTAATGACACCGTCCCTCCTGGACGTGACTATTATACCGTCTATGAGGCTTGTGACATCAAAGGATATAATGGCGAATCATATACTGATACAGCTAGCGGTTGTATGTCAGCAATTACAACATCTAATAAAAGCGTTAATAAATTGCATAGCGATTATACGTTTGACAGCAGACCTGTCATTGCTAACGACGATATTAAAAAAGTATTTATTTACGCTGTTGGCACTGCATGCACAGGCTCATCATCAATAGATAATTGCTGGGCTGGTACTGTAGTCCCTTATGAAAGACTTGCTGGTATTATTTATTTCGGTCATTCTGACTATTACTGTCCTCCGGAAACGATGCCTAATTATACATTTCCCATACCACTTGACCCGCAACCGACAGACCCTGATGCTCCTAAATTTATTTGCGCAAAAGCCCTTGATGATAAAAACCCAGAGCCAGAAATTGACCCTGATTGTCCAGCGCCCACTGAAAATGATCCTTACGTTTTTGGAAACGGAACATCTAATCCAGTTTGTTTCGATGCTCCAAATGGTCGTCAGTGTCAAATTCAACCTGACGAAAATGGTAATTATTATTTTCCTATCTCTTTTGGTTCTGCTGAGCCCGTCGCTTGCGTTCCTGACCCAGAGCCAGAACCTGAACCTGAGCCAGAGCCCGAGCCAGAGCCCGAGCCTGACCCGACTCCTGAGCCTACTCCTGACCCAGATAAACGCCCAGAACCTGATGACGCCGACAATTCTGATAAGTCGGACATATTAGACGCTGTTAATCAAGTCAATGATAATTTGTATGTTATTAATAATAATATGATTGATGGTATTGAATCACATGAAGAACGACTGGACAGAATGGCCGCTGAAACTCAAATTTCCAACGGGCTTTTGGCTGGCATTAAAGACGAATTAGCTACAGGTAACGACACGTGGACAGAATTAAAAGAAGGGCAAAAAGAGGGCAATTTAATACTTGATGAGATAAAGAAAAATACTGAAAAAGAAAAGTTTACAGTTAACACAACACGTAAAAATTCAGAAAAAGGGCTTAATTCTGTTTTCACTGATTCTGATCTAAACGATTTAAAACAAGAAATCGCAGATAAAAAAACCGAGTTTACTGACTATGTTGAACAAATCAGAATTGAATCAAAAAGTTTATTTGATATTAACCCAGCATTGAGCGGCGGTTACGAAGATAGAACAGTAGAAATTAAGGGCGCAAGTGTTGATTTGGGTATAGCTCGCTTTTCTGATTTTTATAAGTTAATTGCACCTGCAATTTTACTTGCAGCAACACTTACCGCGCTTTTTATTTTACTGGGGTCTAAAGAATGAAATCAAAAATTATACTGCTTATTTTATTTTTCTCACCTTTTTTTGTACTAGCAAATGAACCATCTGGCATTGCTGGTTTTGCCCAAAACGCTGGTGATTTTTTTACAGATATTTGGACTTTTTTTGATAATGACGTACCTAATTTTTTTCAACGCGCATTGAATTATATAATCGAAAAAATCGTTTTATTTAAAATTAACGCGCAAATTGAATCTTTAAAATTTGCGTGGTCTGTTGCTAAATCTATATTAGATAATTTTCAAGTTGCATCTAAAATCGCCAGTGCTGCAAGTGCTTTACCTCAAGATGTTAAAGCGGCTCTTGTTGATATGCGCCTTTTTGATGGTGTTAATATTATTATTCAAGCGCTTGTAGCTCGTTACGTGTTGAGGTTCTTATAATATGGCTGCGTCAATTTTTCACGGAGCTCCAGGTTCTTTTAAATCTGCCAGCGCTACATGGTTTGAAGTGTTACCAGCTTTAAGAAAAGGGCGTTTAGTAGTTACCAACATCGAGGGCATTTTACCTCTCGATGAAATCGAGACCGAGTTACAAGAGACTTTCCCAGAAACAGCTCAACTTTGGCGTTTATCATCACAAAACGAAGATGGTCAAGCTCTTTGGCGTAATTGGTATCACTGGATGCCAACTGGCGCACTCGTTTTAATTGATGAAGTGCAAGACGTTTATCCGACCGAAGCCACTTTCAAACCCGAATCTTGTAATTATAAACACATAGATACTTACAAAGATTTGATACCCGGTCATTGGTATCAATATCATTACGAACAACTCGAAAAGTTTAAACCTGATAATTTAACTAGCGGTGATACTGACGATTTAGGAAAGGAGTTATTTAACGAACATGGCCACATTATATATCCCAAAACACTCAAAGAATGCTACATGCGGCACCGCAAATACAACTGGGATATTATCGTCTGTACCCCAGATATCACAAGCGTCCACAAATTCATTAGAAACGTCAGCCAGTACGCCTACGCGCACAAATATTTTGACGGACTTGCCGCAATCCCTTACTACAACCGAAGGCCGCGAATCTTTGAACACAACCCAAAACTTGACGGAAAAACCCCGAACAAAGCCAGCACCATCGTTTGGAAAAAAATCCCCATCGAAGTTCACAAATGTTACAAATCGACAGCAACCGGAGGTATTACAAAAGGACAAGGTAAAAATTTCATTTACAGCCCTGCTTTTGCCTTTCCAGTTGCTGCGCTCTTTTTGTGCATATTGTATTGGATATGGTATTTTTCCAGTTCTGAAGATGTTGTGGAAAGTGTCGAAGAAACCGCTCAAGTGGTTGATGTCAATTCTAAAAAAGATACTAATACTGCTGCTAATAATGATACTTTTCAGGTTCTTGATGGTCTCCCTATTCCTGTAGGTTTGCCGTATGGCGCAACTGATATTTTTGTCACTGGCGTTCAAGAAGTGAAGCGGACAGAGCGAACACATCGCGAATTTATTTTCGAATTTATTACTGAAAAGTACGGTAATTTCAGCATTGATTCTTACGAACTGGCAAGCATGGGTTTTAGTATCCAGTATTTTAGCGCTTGCAATGTAGTGATACGACAATCAAAAACTAACTTTGCATACCGAGCTTTTTGCAGCCCGAATCCTTATTCGCAACCCGAATCACTTAACAGTTCAGACAATGAAACTGAAAATACTTTAGCTTCACTTACTCCTTTTTAGATTTAAAACAAGCCGCCAAGCGAAGCCTGAGCGCAGCGGCTTGTTTAATCTATATACACTAATAAAAGACACGTCACTGGTGACACTATGACTAGAAATCAAAAGTACGAACAAAAGCAAAAAGACAAAGGCTTAAAGAAAATAACTCTTTGGATACCTGATGATTCAGAAGTCGAGATAAAGCAAATGATAGAGTTCTTAATTGATAACCCTGACCATATCCCTTTTATGGCGCGAAACGTTAAAACGGGTCGTATGAAAAAAGCTGTTTAGTTGTACGTAACTTATTACGTACCAGTACTTAGCTAAGCATACGAACCTATCACTTATGGCTTTAGCCATGTAGACCGCACGCTTATACTAATTTAGCATTAATGTTTGTCGGTCGTAACCAAGCGCAGCGCAACCCCTGCCCTTAGTTACTCGATACCGCGCTTGCGCCCTTGATAAACCAATCGGAGTTTAAACTATGATTTTGCATTGTGATTTTTTTAAAAGGAGTAAAAATCACAATGTTTAAATCAGAATTTCATAGACAATATTTATCACTTTTTGGTTATGATTATGCTAAAGGAGCTAAAGAACTTGGTGTAAGTGAACGGCAAATAAGGCGGTATTTGAAAGCTGGTAAAGCAAGTAAACCTGTTGAAAAGCTTTTAAATATCATCTATCGGGGTTATCTTCCCGACTTTGGTCCGTGGTCTGATTGCAAAATCTCTATTCACGATCATACAATGTCCACTCCTTGGGGTGGCGTTCGCGCTTCAGACGTTCAATTAGTCCACCGTTATAAATGGTCAGCACGTGAATCAGAAGGAATGTATAAAAAACTTAAAGAGCAAAACAAAACTCAAGACCAATACTTATCTGATTTACAAACTCAGTTACTGGATATTATTGGTGAAATTTCAGAGCGCACAGGGAGTTGATTTTAATGAAATATCTTTTTTTATACTTAACTATTGTTTTTGCTGGGTTAACTCTATTGTTAACTTATAAATTTATTATTGTAAATGAACCAAGTTACTATACTAAAAAGTATGATATTGAAATTTCACGTCATAAACATATTAATATGGCGAGAAAAGCAATTTCAAGTCAGATAGAAATTTTAAATGATAATCGGAAATTCTTAGAATTATGTGAATTTTGGAGTGCAGAGTTTTTTAAAGACCAAAACCGTTTAACAAAAGAAATTATGGATAAACATTGTGATTAA